ACATAGTTTCCTTCAATGTAGATTTGCGGAACAGTTTTAACCTTACGTCCTGTTACTTCTGCAGCGGTCTTACCAATCTCCTGAAGGTCTATGTAGTCATAAGGAATACCCCTCAACTTCAGTTCTTCTTTTGCAAGTTGACAGAACGGGCAATCTTTCTTACCGTAGACAATAGTACGAGTATCGTCTTGCAGTGCAACTCGTTCTACCTTCTCTGAGACGTTCTCAGCACGTGATTTAGCCTCTGTTCTTAGATAGTACAGTCCCTTGAGACCATCAGTCCATGCCTTGAGGTGAACCCTGTTTACATAAGACTTCTCTGCACCAGCAGGGAAGAAAAGATTCACTGACTGTCCCTGACAGATGTACGGTTGTCTATCCGCTGCGTGTTGAACCACCCAAGACTGATCTAGTTCCTGTGCAGTCTTGAACACGGCCTTCTCACCCTCAGTAAGAAAAGGCAGATGTTGTACAGAACCCTTGTTGGTAATGATAGACTGCCAATTCGATTCGTTGTTCTGACCCTTAGTTTCCAATAGGTCTTTCAGATAACTATTCTTAACCAAGAACGAACCGGCACGTGTACGGTGAGTATACGCATTTGCCTTCAGGGGTTCAATGGAAGGACTGGTCGAGAGTACAACCCCGCTGGAGGCATTGGGAGCAATGGCAAGTAGGTGTGCGAATCGCAGTCCAGTACCTTCTCCGTCCGGATATTCGCCTCGCAATCCAGCCAAGTGTCTGGATTGGGCGGTTGCTTCGGCCTTGATGTGTTGGAACACAACCTTATTAATTTCCTGTGCCCTAACCGATTCCCAAGCCACACCGTGTTTTTGTAACAGACTGTGAAACCCCATCGCTCCCAGTCCGATACTTCTTTCTCGTTGTGCGGAATACTTGGCTCGGGCAACGGTGTCGGGAGCGCTTTCGATGAAGTACTCCAAAACGTTGTCGAGCATAGTAACAAGATCACGAACAATAGATGTGTCTTTCCATTCATCATAATACTCCAAATTAAGACTGGACAGACAACATACAGCAGTACGATCTGGCCCAGTAGGCAAGTGAATTTCATTACATAGGTTAGACCCATGAATCTTCAGACCTAAGTCCTTTAGGTTCTGTGGCAGTGCATTATTCGCCGTATCAATGAAGTTCAGATACGGTTCGCCTGTACGGAAACGAATCTCAAGAATACGTTCCCACAGTTTACGAGCGTTAATTGATTCCTTAACTGTCCCGTCTTTAGGATCACGTAGATCAAACGTAGTGTTATTCTTGACAGCCGTCATGAACTCATCAGTGATGTTGATTGCATTGTGTAGGTTCAACGCCTTACGTTGTACGTCACCCGTAGGAATACGGATGTTAAGAAACTCTACAATATCAGGGTGTGAGACATTCATATACGCAGCATAAGAACCCTTACGAGTCTTACCCTGTCGATATGCAATCATATCTGCATCTACGGTGTGGAGGAATGGGATGGGGCCTGGCGCAATATCCGAGACAGTTCGAACGTCACTCCAGTGGCCTCCCACACCACCACCATAAACGCTAAGCCAACGCAACTCACTAGTGTGATCGATAAGACCCTCAAGTGTATCGGGTACGTATGTAAGGAAGCAAGAGATTGGCATGCCTTTTCCTTTGCCATGGCCGTTAGGCGCATTAGACAAAACAGGAGATGCAAACATAAACCATTTATTCGAAACATAATCATACAGCCTCTGTGCAAGTTGTTCGTCCATCTCACCCTTATACTGAGACCAAGCTTTAGCGGCACGTGCATACGCTTCCTGCGGACTGGATTCATAAGAGTTGAGGTAAAAATCTTTTAACATACCTACCGCATAATCCGCAAGTAGGTCATCCTTACTTTTGTTTATTTTAATTGTCATGTTCTTTTCCGTTGTCACTTGGTGTAGTCATAAAAATCCTGACCCTCAGTAAATTCGTATTGTTCGATAAAAAGTCTTTTTCCGGTACGAGCGAATTCCAAACACTTCTGTGTGATGTATTCACGTTCATCTTCTTCAGTGAACAGGTCATTATACAGAAAATGGCTCTTCATGTCAACATGATAATTCTCTACCAAAAACCTGTCGGGGTAGAGGTACTTATCCGTTGTGCCACGAAGAGCCACGTAGATTAACTTTTCTCGTTGATTGTTATCTTGGATTTCATAAACCCATGAAAGATCATCTTCGTCACCGTTGAAGATGACGACATTATAACCATAGTCTAATGCAGTTACGTTTGACATAATTTCTCCTTGTATGGAGACAATTATATCAGGGGGAGGGAGTGTTTGTCAATAGGGGAGTTTGTAAAGTGAGGTGATTTATTTGATGTCATGTCCTGATCTCCCAGCGTATTCTTGTCTTTGACGATTGCCCCAAGTTTCCATGAAACGTTTGAGGACTGTTTCCATATCCTTACGTTTCTTCTTGCGGTCATATTTCTTTCGGACAATTACAGTAGATGAGTCATCCCCTGCGCCAGGCACAGCAGAAGTTCCAGTCATTTCTTCGTAGAACTTGTTGAAGGACTTCATCTAAGAATTTCTCCGGTAGAGATATATATACGCTGGTTGGTCTTCAGATGGGTGGCTTCGTAAATTTTTATTCCTAAAACTTCACCCACAGGTGCATTCTTTTCTTCATGCACACGAATTTGATCGTGGCGGCCTACCATCTCTGCACCAAGAGATGTGATAGTGTCGTTCTTCATTCTATAGACGCCAGGCGATAGTTTGTCGCCCTCAATCATAAACCATTGTGTATCTTCTGCTAACACATCAAGAATATCGATTCCCGTTTCCTTGTGAATCTTCTCAATATGTTCATCCTTCAGGTTACCGTGTTCTTTGATTAACCAAAGAGCGGCACCATAACGTGCAATTGTAGACTGTCCGCCAGGGATTTTGGACATCAGTCTTTTAATATTATACACGAGACGGTGAAACATTGTATAGTGTGTACTATACGCATCACGATCTCTCATGTCGTTGGTATTAAAATCTTTATTACGTGACCCGTCTGCATTGATGATACCGGCCTTATATGCGCCAGTTTCTTCCCACGGAGTAACGAGAAGTTTTAAGAACCTTATTGTGTAAACAAGATCAGCAGCACTTTTTAGAATTCCCATTATGTTATCCTTTTGATTTCTCTTAGTCGCTCTACTGCGAGTCCATCCAATTCTATTTCCGGATATCCATCGTAGTCTATCGCTTTAAGGAAAATGAGAAATGGTTTAAGTGCGCTCCAATGTTCCAGTTCAATTTTTAGTTCTAATATCTTCAGTCCAGCATGAATGCCAAACACGTTGAAGATAACTATCAGATGATTAAGAATCAATCTCTCTGATAGTTCTCCAGCATCTCTATATCGGTTCAGTAGTCTTTTGACATACTTAAACCGTTTCAGGTCTTCGAAGAATTGTTCACTATCAATACAATTAGGTGTATAATAGTTTTTAGCCGCAAATACGACAACATTCTTATTGGTAAGTTCTATATCCATAATATACCTTAGTAATTACAATTTCATTACTATGTATCTAAATTACTGATAACTTTTCCAACAACGTTGTTTTCGTGTCCCTCGTGTTTACGTCAATTCCGTATTGTTCTGCCAATGCCATTAATTGAACCTTGGTCATTGCAGTTAAATCTTTATTGGGGGTAGGAGCTTCTGTGAGAGTCTGAACAGGCGTCTGTGTAATAGACGCCGGTGTCTCCAGAAGCGCACCACCATGATACTCTTCAATCTCTAGATCGCTGAGTCGTTGTGACTTCAAGAGTTCTCCCGTAATCGGGTCAATCCATCCTTTAGGGGTAGGTACAGCATGTCTGCACCAGCCGGGCGCTTCAATCATTAGTCAATATCCTTGAGTTCATCCACTACTTGTGCAATCTCAGCAAAGTTCTTACCTGAAAGAACATCCATGATCTTCTCTCTGTAAGTACGAGTATCTTCCTTCACCGCACCCTTAACAGGATTGACAATATTCTTGTCACCCTTGGGGTTGTCGCCAGGACGTTTCGCAGCGGGTTTAGTCGCACGGCCGGCATCTGTTGCGGTTTGGTGTGTTTCTTCTTCGTCTTTCACATCCATGTTCTTGGTGTGAAGATCAATAAACTTTTTAGAACTTGAAGATTCTTTATCATCAATCTTCTCAGGTTCTTCTGCACCCTTCTTGGGGTTAGGTTTTGCGGCTTCTTGAATTGCTGACCACATTGTTTCGAAAGATTCGCCAATCTTAGAAATCTCGGCAGTCTTCTCGCCATCATTTCCAACGGGTTTCTTTTTCTTCTTGTCGTCTTTCTTGCCGTCACGAGCATCGATAGCATCAGAGGTTGCAGCACGTCTCTTGTGCAGATACTCATCTGACTTATCCACATCACCATCGTTGTCGATGTCTTTGTCCTTACGCTTTGCGAAAGGTTTGTCGTTTTCTTTATCATCTACAGGATCAAGCTTCTTTGCTTCATCCATTTCTTCTTCATCATCATCCATAGCACATTGGCCTTGTTCGTGCATCTTACCGCACTTCTCACACATGGTTTTCTTCTCGGAGACTACCGATTGATATGCCTCCATCAGTTTTTTGATGTCTTCGTTTGTCATCATTGTCTCCGTTACATGAACCAGAAAAATTTAATTAATGCGCCAATCATGGCGGTAACTACAACCATAGTAATACGATTAATGATTCTAACTGTATGTGAATTATCATCAACCTTCTTATCAATCTCATCTAACTTCTGAGAGAACCTATTCATTCTTTCGAAATTAGCATGATTGTTCTTTTCAATAGCAATTAACTTCTCTTCCGCACGGGCGAGACTGATCATTGCATCCGATAATTTATCGATCTTATCTTCGATACGATCAAGTCTTTGGTTTTGTGTCATACGTTCTGCCATTTTAGGGACGCCCCATTGAAATAAAAGTTACTAGTTCTATTTATAATTCTTTTATTCTCAGAACAAGGTCACCTTCACCCTTTATAATTCGGTGATAGACCATTTCTGGAACATTAAAAATATCCCCAGTTTTTAATTCAACAGGGTCTTCATTGTCGAGTTGAAACATCCAACCATCACTGCCTTCGACATAAATCCTACGTGGATTTTTATCACGGTGCCAGATTAGTTCAGAAGAGTCAACTTCTTTTTTAAACAAACGGAGTTTATCCCCGTTCGCTAAATTGAAATCGTGGTAGGTATTACCAGAAGAAACTTCCGCCACCACTCAATCCTAATTGTTTTGCATATCTAGGCAATCTACAGGCCCAGTATGCAGCAGTTGTTTTGTCGTTCTGTTGAGCGCACTTATGACGTGCAGCAAAACTTTTACGTGCTTCCGGATCATTGATCTTTGATTTCAGACCAGTCGTATCACCCCAAGAAACCTTCTTGATATTACCGTTGGGAGCCTTGACGTATACGTAGTACTTCTTAGGGCCACCCGCTTTGGGTTTGTTGAGTTCCGGTTGCTTACCTTCTTCTTCAAAGATACAATCCAAGGCTACATTCTGTCCTTCATAGACTCCAAAATTGCCTAGGTCAGATTCCATGATGTCCACTTCAGAAGGATCGACTTCTAACTCACCTTTGTAGTATGCTTCACGGAGGTCTCTCCAATACGCATAGTACATCTCCGACCCAACACGGTAGACGTTATTCTCCACCAACTTGGATTCAGAACCACACTCGCAATGTTCTTTGAATTTCTTCATTCTTAACTCACGTACATGTTAAGTTCGTATTTATTACCCGTATTGTAGACTTGCATCTGAAGTCTCTGCTTCACGGGTTTACCATCCTTGGTAAGTTCGATGTTGTAACTATTGGTCTTATCCTTCGAAGGTTTACGAGGGCCGTTAGCAACCTTGCGGAACCACTCATCGTCATCAACATCATAACCCTTCTTTTTGACTTGTGCAAGAGCGTGTTGAACCGCAGTACTGAAATCCTTGTGGTAGATATCGTATCCAGTGGCACTCTTACCAGCGTTACGTGCTTCTCTGAGTTCGAAAAAATCTCTCATTTACTTAATCCTGATTGCTTGTTTAAGACCATTAAGGGACGCACCAGCCATATCCTGAAACTTCTTCTTATCCATAGGTTTCTGGATGCTGTTGAACTTATCAACAATCTGTTTTGCCACCTGTTGAGTCAACTTGGTTTTCTTACCATCCTTGAACTCAATTGTACCGCCTTTGGGAAGGTCAGCGGCACTACGAATCTGCATTACAATGTTCTTGTCGGCTGCCTTGCGGTCATCATCGGTTGCCCTGATATCATCTTCGTCATCCTTCCTTTGGAAGTCTTTGTCTCTAGACATATCCTTGAAGGCTCTACCTTTTGCTGACTCTGCAACTGATTCGTTTCTTCCGTAGATTAACTTGCCAGTCATTCTATCAACTTTTTTCACGCCTTTATCGCCTTGACGCTTCTGTACGTGAGCACGTGCTTTATCTGCTTTCTTGTCAAGACGATCCATCTCTTTGTCGGCATCGGGGCCGTATGCAGAACTACCATACTCAAAATTCTTAGCCGCACTAGATGCAGCAGCTTTGCGAGCCAGTTTTGCAGAGATTTCATCGAGGTTCTTACCCTCGGCAACTTTCTTTGCCTGTGCAGTAGCGATTGCCATCTTCTTGTCCATAGGCATATTCGGATTATCTTTCTCCATTGCCTTGGCAATCTCTTCTCTCTTCTTTTTCTCAGCGGGAGTGAGTTTCTTCTCACGCAATTGCTTAATGGTTTTCATTTATGCTAAATCCTTGTCGTGGTTTAGGTTACCCTTTTTCTTTTTAACAATGAAGGCATTCACTCTTGCCATACCCCATTGTTGTGGTGTGGTGCCAGGACGGTGACCAGTCTTCCAAGCGGCAACCCCACGATTATAAACTTTCTTTAGAGTATCAGGAGAGATACCAGACTTCTTCGCCTTCGCAGCGATACCATCCGGCCCTTCCTTGATATCTAATTCATCCCAGAGAGCATATCTTTTCATCGTGTTGACCTATTCTGAGAACTTGTTCTATTAGAACGTGCAATGTTTGCACGGCGTGTACGAGCACTACGGGCACGATCCAACATACGATCAAACTTCTTACGATCACTCTCACGTTCTTTACTGATCTGATCTTTTGCAACATCTACAGGATCAGTTGCTTCGGCTCTCATGAGTCTTCCCACAGTTCTAGGATCGATATGCAAACCAGTAGAACGTTTAATAGCATCAGCATAGTATTCTACACTATGACGATCTGAACCACCACGTTCCTTTCTCTTTCTGTCCATGATATCTTTGACTAACTTCTGAGCAGCATCATAGTGTTTCTTCTGCCAAGTTTTAGGCCCGATTCTATTAACAATATACTGCAAAAGGTCTTCTTCTGTCAAGTCAAAACTCTCTTCCAGAGATTCATATCTTACCACAGGAGATGTTGTTTTGAAATCTTTTTTACGCATAATGGTCTTATTCACAACTTCGAACTCATCGTTCTTGAAGTTGACAACCACAGGTAAATTTAAGTCAGACTGAATGTCCTTAAGTACAGCTTCACCGTTTTTGTGTTTCTTGATGTTCTGACCCTTTTCTTTCGCAATCTTCTTGAACAACCTTTGAATCTCTGATACAGAGATGGCTGGTTTGTTGCGAGAGTCATTCATACGGTCAGCGAAGTGACGTGTGAATTCAATATCGATGTCGAACTTGTTGAGGAGACGATCACCGAACTTTTCTAGATCGTTGATCTGTTTTTGAGTTACTTCCTCATACATGTCCTTGAAGGCCTTAGTGTACTTGGAAGGTTCGGGGTCTTGTTTCTCTTCAAGGTCTTCTTTCCAATAATTATCATAAGATGACTTCTTAAAATAGTCAACCTCTTTTTCACTATAAATTTTATCATTATTTACAGTATGTTTAACTTTATAAAGTTTAGTTAGACGATCAGCAAGATGTGGAAGATTACGTTTAGTATAACCATACTTCTGAAGAAGTTTAGTGATATCACTATCCTTCATTGGTTTCCCTTTAACAGTAGTTTTCTCAACCAGTTCTACAGCGTCCAACCACATACGTTTGCGGTCACCGTTAGACATTTCTACTATGACATAGTTTGCGCCTAATAGTGACACAATTGCGACATCATTCGTTTCTTTTATGACAACAGAGTCACCAATACCATACAGTTCTCCCTGTACGTACTGTTCTCTTGTTTCAGAAACAGGAGCGAGTTCGATGTGATTCTTGAAGGAACGCTCTTCGGATAAACCCATGCCCTTACGAACATCGTTAAAGAGTTTACGTGCATCCTGATTAGACATGGACTTAGGAACGCCCTGTGCGAATGTTACAAAGTCATTCTTCGATGCATTCTCACGTTGCTTGGATGCAGACATACCTTCCACACCTTCAGCGTCCGGATCACGTTCACCAGCAGACACAACCTTGATCGATTCGAAGTTGTAGAATCCATGACGAGCCTTAACACCGTTGTACTTGTTTAACAGAACATCAAACTCACGTAGACGGTCTGCACCTACCACCATAGTGATTTTTTTATAACCCTGTTCATAGAGTCGAGACGCAACATCAAACACATTCTTGACGTTCTTGTCGATCATCACGTTACGTGCATGTTTTGGAAACATCTTACGGACGTGTTTGATCTTGTCAGAATATGAGAGAGGGTCTTTTTTTGGATTGGATACCTGAGACAGATAAACCTTATAGTCCGCCTTACCAGATTTGGTAGCGAGAGTATCCATTACTTTACCATGACCAATCGTAGGAGGGTTCATTCTACCAAAGGTAAAATAAACTTCTCTTTCCTCTTCTACGAGGTATTGGGAAAAATTCTTAATCATTTTTATCCTGTCCTGAAGAGCCCCGTTTTCTAGCGAGTTCTGCCTTTCTAACTACGGGCAACAACTTACGGGCCAGTTTATCAATTTTAGGTTTCATCTTATCTAGACGCTTCTCAATCTCCTGTCTACGGGCAAATGTGAGTTCGTCTTTAGGAATACCCTTGGTGATTTTCTTCATGAACGTCATTCTCGCTTGTTTGCGAGCACGTCTCATCAGGACTTCTTGATTAGCGACTTTGCGGGCAGCACGCTTCCGACCCATGGCGATCTTCGCCTTGTTCTTTTTAATATTACGTGCCATTTTTCGGCGGGTTTGAATATCCACCGCTTCACCAGTGTTGCCTGTGGGAATATCCTTGCGGCGCTTCTGCGCTTGGTACGCAAGTTCATCGTCCCCAGACATGGTGGTATCTGTATTTACAAAATCTTTAAATCGTAATGGCTTTGCCATCGTTTAATTCCTCGTTGGTTTATCCCATCCTTTAATAACATCTGGTGAAAAGTTGTTGTATGAAAACTCCATACGATCAACCAATTTCACCGCATCACCACCAAGATGATCAATCGCCACGTATCCTTCTTCACCAGTTACTTTGTAACCATTTTTGGTTTGTACGAACGTGCCGATTTGTTTCAATCTATCAAGTTTATTTATAAGTTTTAGTTTCGCTAAAACAATAACTTTTTGTAGTTCAAACATATTAACTAAAGATGTTTTATTGGTAGGAGAGAAGAATTTGAGAATTTCATCACGGGCAGCAACTTGAGTAGCCTTACCTTTTTCAGTACTTCTCTTATCAATCTCTTTCTGATACTTCTGATTAATCCACTTGATTAGACCGGCTGTGTGTTTCTTGGTGTCACCGATAACAGCACCTTGTCGAACAAAGGTGTTGTTGTACTGCTCAATCAATCGTGCAAGGTCTTGGTTTGCTTCTAGTTCACGAAGAGTTGAACCAGCGACCTTATTGAAAAGATAACCAGCTTGAGATAAGTAACCATTTACTTCCTCAGTGTCTTTTGCACTCATGGTTGCATTAGTAACGTCACGCAACATAGCGTCTTGTGACCATACGTTATTGGAATTCTTAAACTTGGACACATTGACACCATATGAGGCTTTCATAGATTCAAAGTCGTTTCCAGAATAAGTTGTGTGCCATACAATCCCGATCTTCGCTTTCTTAATCGGTTGCGCTTGATTTACAGGTACGGCATAAACAATTGTGTTGGGGTGAAAGGTAACGTATTTTACACCGTCAATTGTTTTAGTTGCAAGATCACCAGGCCCAAACAGGAAGTCTCCCTGAATGACGCCCTTGATTCCCAGTTCAGGAAGATACCTCAGTGCAGCCTTCATCTTGTCTGCAAGGTCACCCGACATCTCAGCATCGATTTCTGCATTGGTCTTGTACACCTTGGGGTTCTTTGCAAAGATACCTTTCTTCGCAACAAAGAACTTACCGTCACGTGGGTCTTGACCACAGAAGATAGCAGGCGCACCATCCCACTTCACAGAGATATTACCCTCCTTCTTACCAGCCAACATATCACGCATATCACGCAACGCAAAGATTGCCTGGCGAGTTCCACTCACACCACCATAGAGGACACGATCCTCAATATGGGTCATGTGAGTATTTTTTTGTTCCGTAATAAACTCTGAAAAGTTTTCCATTAGTTAAACTCTCTGTATGATTTTTCCCACAACAGAAGATCGTCTTCGAACCACTCCATTATCTCCTGTTGCCTTGCTTCTGTCAAGAGAATTTTTTGATTCTCTTTGTTATTTTTAAAATGTTCTGGTTTGATGTATTCTACACCCTTCTCTTTGGAAAATCTTTCTAACCAATCATATGTGTTCTCAACATTAAAAAGTGTTGCACCTTCCGGAACAAAATAGTTCTGAGGGGCCTTAAATAGAGCATCCCACATAGAGAAGGTTACTTCACCTTCCTTGAACCTATCCCAAGCCGAATTCGGGTCTTCCGACAATACATAATCCGACTTTTTACCAAAGGTTGTTAGGTATGATACAATAGACATAAACCTACTTACTGGATGTCTTATTGTAGATACACAAGGCATTCCTTCCTCAACTAATCCAACCTCTACCATTTTGTGGTATGGGGTGTGCCAAATATGTTGTCTGTGAACTTTCGTATCATTGACAAATTGACCGAAATTAACCAAATTATGATCTAACAGGGGGTTTTGTGTTTTACTCCCCCCATAAGGATAATTGATAGGTAACCTACCCGATCCCCTACCTTCAGTTTTATTTTGTCCATGATCAGAACCCTCAATACCACTACAGATATCGCCTTCCGATTCAACTACCAATCCCATGTCATAAAGCCCAACTGCACATGTGGTAGATGCACACTTGGGAATTCTCACAAACACAAAATCATTACTATAGGATATAATCATCTCAAAAGTTTTCCATTTATCAATCAATCCCCATAGTTAGATGATAGAACATATCTTGTGTTGTTCCACCGTCCAATCTTCTAATTTCTAAGAACATCTCAATCCCACCATCTGTAAATGGAAACATCTTCATTTCTGGCGTCAAGTCTGAAGTTGATTTACCAACTAGTGCTTTGGAATGAACCATTGTATCAGATGCAATTTCGTTTGGTGTTCCATCAATATCATCAAACTTGACATATTGAATACCAGTTGAACCTAAGTCTACCCAAGTGTATGCTGAGTCAAGAGTTGGATTCATATGCCAACGATACCCAGCAACAACAGATGCACCACCATTCAGTGTAATAGAAAAGTCAAGTAGATGAAACTCTGTTCCACTATCTGGTTTTACTCGCAATCCAAATACTGGAATCCAATCATCTTGGAACTTCCACCCAACATTAGAACCGGCATCATCGTAGTTGTCGATAGCGGCAAATGCACTCGGTTGATGTCCACCAGATGGCGTTATAACATGACCACTTGCATCAGCAAGCATCACGACTTCGTAGATGTCTTTTCCGTTATTTAATTGTGCGTTTTTTTCAGTACTAAACTGTGCCATGTTACATTACCTTTAAGTGAACTGCTGATAGGGGAGTTTGGGATTTTGCCACACGATAGAGATAAGTCATAAAATCCTGTTCTCTACCCTTCACCATCACAAAAATAGTCGTAACATAATACTTGGATACCAACCAACCCATATCCTTTCGGGCTAATTCCTTGCCGAAAGTTTCTCTGTCTACAGGGTTAGTTACCGCAGAAGTATAGAATCCATAGAACTTGTCAAGGAAACCTTCACGATCTTTCTTAATGAAAGCTTCCAACTGTTTACGGTTTTCAGTCTTGTCTCGTGTCGCTGCATATAGTGCAGCATCAATGCCACCATGTGACACCTTACCGTGTTTCGCCTTCTTACCGATCACCTCACATTGAAATGTGGGGTAGGTACGGAATTGCATTTCGACACCATTGGCGCCAAACAGGTAACCATCTTTTGATTTGAAGAAGTCCCGTTTACCATACGACACACTGGTGAACACGGGGGGTTTGAAAGGAACTCTATAGTTAACAGAAACCAACTTGGGTTTATTACCGGCCTGTTTCAAAGAGACACCAAGGATGTCTCGTTCAGTGTAGGCCTTGAGGAGTTCGTTGTTTAGATACTGAAGGGACTGTGCGCCTTCGATGTCATACTTGTTCTCTGCTCCACGTGCCACCAACCAGATGTCAGCGGGAGTCCACTTGTTGACATTAGCAAAGGGACTACCGTCCGCTTTGTTGAGTTCTTTGAATTTGTTTTCAAGGGCATCAACCCATGAGGAACCACGGTGAAAAGAATATTGTTTCTTTTTCAAGGCACGATGTAACAGACGGGCGGTATTGATAGATGAACTAATCCAAGATTCATCACCAAGCAGAACCTCGTTCAGACTCGCATCGGTATGTACTCTACGGTATGCGTTTCTAATATCGTCTGAGGTGAACTTTGTGTTGGGGTCATCCCAGATTGCTTGTAGGTAAACACACTGAGCGGATTCGGTTGCACGAGTGTTATCTGATCCGCCACCCGAACCACGGCCGCCACCAAACTCCTGAGTCTTGGAGAGTTTACCAAACGAGATTTTTTCACCGGAGTGAGTCTCCAGTCCGATTTTATTAGCCGCCTTAGAATCTTTAGATTTAAGAGCTCTCTCAATTTCAGCATTGTACTTGAGTACAACTTGACTACCGTCCGTAAGTTCGAACGGTTCGTTACCCTTATACTTTCGAAGAAAAAGTTCTAAGCGAAACTCTCTATCATCACGAGTAATCTCACCGAAAGTGAGAGAACCCTCTGCTAAAAAAGTTTTGAACCCTTGCATTTAAATTTCCTATAAAGTGTTAACATCGGTGATCTTAACACTATTTATAAGAATCGGCAAGTGTCAAAACATACCTTGTTCTGAATTATATTGAGCAATTGTTTCCTTCAAGGGGCGTACCCAATCATCACGATGTTCGATAAACACCTGTGGAGGGTTATCATCAACTGCAATGATAGTCACCAACTGAGTGATAGGCATACCAGTACGTTCTTCCCACATGATTGCGTAGGCAGACTCTTGCATGAAATAGTTAGTGATGTTGCTTCGATACTTCTTCTTACGTGAGGTCTTGAAGTCGATGATACTCAACTTACCGGCAAATTCAGCAACACAATCAACACGACCAGCCACACCGAGATGTGTAGAGTATAGGGGGGCTTCTTGTGCATAGACTTTTCCAATGTTATCATCCAAGATAGGTTGTAGATCAAGAAAAGACTGAACAATATCAGGGGTGTAACCATCACGGAAATTTTCTTTATTATCTATGTACTTCTCAATAATTTCATGGACGGCAGTACCACGAGTAGAAGCACGGTGAGAGATACGATTCGCTTCTTCTTCACCAACACGTTTACGCCATGCAGCAATGCCAGCACGTGAGAGGATGGAGAGAACCGTTGTGATAGAAGGAAGTCCAAGACCTTCGGGGGTCTTGTACACTCGACCTTCTTCGGTTGTCTCTGCAACCATCTCAGTGAGTTCAACGTTTACGTGTTCAAAGGTTTTCATAGTAGACAACAATCCAATAGTCCCACACCTAACATCAGGGACATAACAATATTCAACAGAAACAACGCTCGATCTTTCCAGATGGCTGCGACAACAGTCCAAGCGACCGAACCGACAAAACCAAACCACATATCGAAAACGTAGTAATCTGTACCGTTACTGCGAAACGCAACCGCCGCAAGAATGCAGAAGGTTGCGAACCACTTTAATTTATGTGAGAACTCAAGCACTCAACTTCTCCCGCATCTTTTCCATACGATCCCGTGATGCCTTCCACTGTTCGAAGGTCATCGGTTTACGTGCGTCACCACACGCCAACTTCTGCTTCTTGAATTCTTCCTTGAGAACCTTCGCAGCGTCACGTCCCATGAAACGGGAAACCAGACTCAACAGGGTCTTACGGAAAGAACGTCCATGATGCATATTACCAAGACAGTGACTCAACTCATGGAGTAGAGTGTAGACGTTCAGACCACACATGGTATCCAGAGTCACAGAGTAACCGTTAGTCCAACCAGAAGTTCCACGACCAGTGTTACGTTGCTTTGCGACAACCTTGGGCGTACTCCGTGCAAGGGCCATCACATCGTTCTGGACATTCTCAGACCAGAGTTTCTGCCAAGTCTTGGACTTGTAAATCTTCTTGGCGTACTTCTGAGCATCTTCAATGGACTTGAAGTTGGGGTTCTGAACACGAGCCTGAAAGGCCCACTCAGCACGATAGGTCTTCTTGCGTTCCGTGTCTTGCCCACGGGCGCCCTTGTTTTGCTTGCGGGCGTGGTTCAGAAGATAGGTATCATATCTGATCTTGTCTAAATTCATAATAACTCTCTCATCAAATTACCTATACATCATACTACACGCCGCAAGGTTTGTCAAGACTTATTTTTAAATTCAGACCGCTCCTTGAACAGTTTCTTGATATTTTCTTTAAGCTCCTTCTGACGCTTTCGATCAAAGAAGTCACCTTCAAGCATCTTGTCTACTTCGTACTGAGTCCATGCAATATCGATTTCAATATCACGAACGGTTCGTACTTCAGTCATTTTAGTCTCTCCAATAGAGTTTAAGAAAAATACCCTTAAGGGTCAGTTACAAGTTACATAATACAGGATTCGACATTCCTTGTCAAGCCCTATTTGGCGGAAGGGGTGGGATTTGAACCCACGGAGGGGGTTAACCCTCGCTGGTTTTCAAGACCAGTGCATTCAACCGCTCTGCCACCCTTCCTAACCGAATTGAAATAATTGTTACGCAATTGTCTACGTCTTGCTTCACAAGTATTTCTAAATCGTCTAATCATCATTCCTCCGGTAACGGGATAGGTAACTCAACCAAGTTGTGTTCTCTATCCAGATATTTCATTTCAATTAAAACGGGTTCCATCTCTTGGATGCTTGAAACCACATCATATGGGTCAAGTTGTCCGCAAGTGTAAACGTCAAGTTGCAACATTGCGGGTTCTTCTTCATCCCAGATATGTAATGCAATATGACTCGTTTCGATAATCGTAACCGCAGTCAGTCCACGGTTACCTTCAACCTCACAATAGATCGAATATGGCCCACCAAGGATTTTCATCCCAATCTTTTCGATTAGGTTTGGAAGCCAAGTCTCACTCATATACGAGGGGTCAACAATTGGATTGTTGATCTCCGCTCTAACAATTAAGTGTTTATGAAACATTATTATTATTATTCCTTATTTGGATGCCCCTCGTGGACTTGAACCACGACTACCGGAATCAAAATCCAGCGTCCTACCATTAGACGAAGGGGCAACTGGTGATCCCTGTTGGATTCGAACCAACGACCAATTGATTAAAAGTCAATTGCTCTACCTACTGAGCTAAGGGATCAAACCTTCTTATATCGATTAATAGTCCCATCAGGTTCGACAACCATCAGTTCATCCCGATAATTAGCCATCACACGGTATTCCCCTTCAGCAATGATACGATCAAGTTCACGCAACTTACGCATCACAGCATTTGCAACACCAAACTTATTGCGGCCGGTTTCGATTGCTTCCTCTACCACTTCCGCACAACCATTATATACCTCATCGGGAATAGACCACGAATACTCTGTTGCAGCCTTAAGATCACCAACACGGCGAAGGTACTCCTGTCCACCATCTACTGAGATAGAACCACACTTACATGTTACAAAATCATGACGATGCTTCGAGAAGATAAAATCATCACAATTATTACAAACCACTGCATTCTGAACAATCATTTCTTTGCCTCATATCCATAAATCATACTATCATTAAGTTTTTCATATATGATAGACCTAAGTTGTTGAATGTCTTCCGGAGGAATATATCCAACCCTTGAAATCACTTCACCAAGAATTTCATTAACATCTTCAGCAAGTTTACACAACAACAAAATAAAGACTTTCTAAAATGGTGCCCCCAGAGAGATTCGAACTCCCGACCTACTGATTACAAATCAGTTGCTCTACCAGCTGAGCTATAAGGGCTATTTGGCTCCCTGAGATGGATTCGAACCACCGACCAATTGATTAACAGTCAACTGCGCTACCGCTGCGCCATCAGGGAATAAGATTAATTACGAAGTTCCAACATGATGTCACGAACCATTTCACGGTCTACCGAATCAGCATCCCATTGAATGTCGTTATGACGTTCCAGACGAATCTTGACAGCCTCTTCGACATTCTCCTTCGTAGCGCCAAAATCGTAGATACCACCCGTACCGTAGAAGTCCAGACAGTAGTCAACAAACTCATTCATATTCATACAAGCCATAACAAAACTCTCTTTTCTCAATTTACTGTTATATAGTACAGGACTCAGCAAAGATTGTCAAGCATTTCTTTTCGAATTTTTGTAGCAGAGATGGACTCTACCTGTTCTCCAAGATGTTCCTGTTCAATCCGATACCCCACATCTCTCCCATAGGTGATATGAGTGATGTTAGGAACCGCCAGAACTGAGTAGTGGACTTGATGCACAAACCCGTGTTTGGCCAGTTCCACGACAATTCGGTCTTTCCTCTCATCGAAAGAGAATGGGTTTGAGGCGTCCTGCTCCATCTCACGGAGCATGATCACTACTTGACCAGTTTTGGAAATTGCTCGTTTAAATAGTTCTGTATGCCCGTCATGCCACGGTTGAAACCTTCCAAGGAGCTGCGTAGTTGGTTTAAATCGATCCATTTTGTCACCCTTATAGTATAATCAAGTTGAGACTCTGGTCTTTCAAAGACTTTGTTTGTATCTTCAAATCGACCCTCATTGATCGTGTCCACCCAGATTGTAAAGTCCGGATTGAGTTCCTTTCGAAACTCTCTCTTGGGGCAAACAAAATCAACAATTCCAAACTCGTATGATTTCATCCTTGCTAGTTGACGTTTCCTACCCTCATCCGTAAAGTCCCAGTCATTATATGCTTCACGAATCGTGTCCGCATTGTAATGTGGTACAAGGAAATGATAGGCAAGTTCTCTAGCGAGAGTTGACTTCCCCGAGCCTGGCAAACCAAAAATCAGTATCTTTTTCATATATCCCTACGTATAACATGCCAATCAACTACTAAGTGAATCCTATCACTCCCCCCGTTGATCACACTATGGGGCAAGGTATTATCTATAAGATAGACTTCCCCCTCATCCATCCAAACGCAATCGGGTTCGTTATAGAAACTGACCGATTCGTTGGTGATGATTGGGACATGTACACGGTTATTATAAGCGATTGTGGGGAACATGTCAACATGTTTCACAATCTCTGATTGACCCTTTAATAGATCAAAGGTGATGTTGATGAAGTACCCATCTCCAAGAGTGTTCTTGAGCAGGGTTGTCAACTCCCCAAAAAACACAGGATCGTAGTACTTCTCAAAAAGTTCTGTGGGTGATGAAGGATAGGACATATCCTTCGATTGGATATCTGGATTACTTACCATCGCAAGAGGAAGTGTCAGAACGTTTTCGTGAGACTTGGCCTTCATGCCATAACGATCTTCCCAATACAACCAATCGGATTCGTCTAGGGATTGGAAACGGTGGACATAGTTTCCTACATCCACCTCTCCAAGTTTTTTGACCGTTACGTAGTCAGTCATTAGGCAGCCATTGCGTATTCGACTGCCTTCTCAACCGCACGTTGCTTACGAGTCTGGTTCGAACCAAACCAAGCGGAGGTCAAGCGGGTATCCGCTTCACGACCCATAACGTGGTCAGTGAGGTAGGTCACACTGTTCAGTGCTTGCCACCAAGAACCCTCACCGAAGTTAGCACCAGGCTGAGTTTCCAGAACCTCGTGTGCCTTCTTCGCATTCGAAGTGAGGTCTTCGAAGTTGAGGACGTTATCGCCCTTCTTACCAACGTAGGTACGAGGGAAGACTTCGTTGTAGTACTGAATGAGCGACTCAGGAGTGAAACGCTTCTTGGCGAGGAACTCCGCCATCTCCTTGTACTGAGCAAACTTCTCGTGGGCGATACCCAGAGCTTCCTTAACCTTCTGAGGGTTAAACTCAGAACGGTGGTTCATCTTGCAAGAGTTTGCAACCTGCTGACCCAACGACATGGTAAGAGTGTTGTTGCAGACCACACGAATCGGAGTGAACCGAACGTCAATCGACTTACCATACTGGTGAGGGTTAGAGAAGAGAAGGTAGGAATCAACCTGATCACCACCAAGGATATCGAACGACTCCTTGATCTTGGCGAGTGCCCAAACCATCTGTCCACCCTTGAGTGAACCAGCGGTGTGCATTTCCATGTCACCAGCAAGGACGTACTCAGAGAAGAACTCAAACGCTTCTTCGTTCTGGACAGGGTTCCAGTTCTCACCAACCTGAGTCAGAACCTTGTTGTCCGAAGAACGGACAAGGGCTTCAACCCCCGTTGGGATTTCCAGATCACCCACACGTGCATAGGTAGGAACCTTCTCGACTGTCCAATCAAGACCAGCCTTCTGCATCATCTGTGCGGGAGTGAGATCATTAGATACTGGTACACCAAGACCGTGCCAAGGAACTTCACCAGCGTATGCCATCGTTTCAACCATATGAGCCATAATATATTCTCCGAAGTTTCTGAAGAGACCATCTCCCCAGATCATGTTTATATAATAAGCGATGGGCCAGGAAAAGTCAAGCGTTATTTTGAAAAAAAGTGAAAAAAATTACGTTAGGAGGTTAACCCTGTGGCCACGTACCACGGTGGACTCCAATTGACCCCACTTGTTGTATGTATATACAGTCTCTTGTTGAGTCTCCGTAGACGGGAGTAATCGGATGACAGTCTTGACAAGGGGAACCTCATAAGGATTCCGTCCATTAACTGGATAGACTGTGGCTGTTATTGGACTGATTTTGTCCATTAATAGAGAGAGATCAGGGTCTCCACCACTAGAATCATCTGGTTGGTGAGGACAGTCTTCTTAGACTTATCAGTGATCAACTTGGTATTGTGAATGTCTTCAAGAATCTCTTTGAATTCTTCTGGTGTCAAATCACCACTTTCTACACAACTCTGAGCTTCTGCGATCATATCCGCCAGGGACTTCATCTCAGGATCGATGTTCTGTAACCTTAGTTCATTTAAATCCATTACTTAACCCTCCCCATAATAGCCTTAGCAATTTGGGCACTTTGTTCCTGTAATACGGTCTTCTTAAGATTGCAGTAGGTTTCGCTAATCTGTTCTCTCTTGACCATGCCATCAGTTGTATTTTTCATTAGTTCTAACATCTCTAGAATGTCTCTAGACTTCTTAAATTGGGCATAACTAATTAACCAGTCAACTTCATGATCAATCCACTGGACATGGAAGATCAAGTCTTCGTCACGGGAACAGTCCAGCATATTGATGTTGTGGTGGATGTCAACGATTTTCGAAGACTCGTTATCATCGTAACGACTTGGGATAGACATACATCCAGCCAATATACTCATCCCCAGCGTACAAGCTAATATTTTACCATAAAATTTCATATTTGTCAAGCCCTAATTTGCTAAAGGATTATCTAGGAATGCCTGAATCTTAGCGTCTAATCTAGACTCCAACTGTTGCAACTTCCTGTCAGTATCCACGACCAGAGCATCTCTCTTCGTATCAAAACGTTCATCTGCTCTGTCGATCATATCTTCCATCTTGGTCTCTAGTATCCGATTCTGATCTTCGATTCTATCGACATTTCTTTCCATACGATTGAAGTCATCACGCAAATCGTTCTTGATTGTTCGTGAATAGTCTACAGCCGCATCAACCTGAACTAACGCATCAGTTAATTTCTGTTCAATTAACTTGTTTCTATTTTCAATCGCTGTCGTATCTATATTGGCAATGATCTCTTTCATGTCCATATAGTCTTTATATATCTCAAAACCACCCCATGCTGCGCCACCCAGAGTTGAAAGGGCGGTCAGCACAACCATCATTTTACCACCCTTGAAGGTCATGCCTCCAAATTCAAACTCTGCCATGTTTAACCTCTTATTCTTCGAATCTAAGATTACGCAACTGTTCAATCTCAGCCTGTAATCTCATTACCTCTAACCTTTTCTTTTCCAATTCCAACATGTACAAGGTGTTGCAATTGGGTCTTTCTCTTGGAGCCCCAATCGGAATAGTTATCCGTGCATACACACCAACATCTCTTGTCATACCATTACTACCAAATCTGGTAGGCGGTTGAGTATAATCAACCGAACCAGAATATGTGGAGTAATATGGATCGTCTTGGTTTAGAATACCAACAACGCCAAACTCCATGTTCGTTGCGGAACCAATGGCCGCAGAACATTCAAAATCTCCAGCCCTAACTCTATCCTGTTGATAACTCTGAGGAGAGCTAGGAATGTTCAAATTCAGAGAACTCGCACTATTACTAGTCGGAGCCCTTTCAATAATTGTTGTCTGTTGTGCATATGCATTTCCTGTACAACAAACAAGAAACGCTGCTAAAATATATTTTTTCATTTCAACCTTGAACATATTCTAGATGATATAGAAGTCCCTGTACTATTACCTTTTAACATCTTAGATCGTGAACAGATATAATCAGCGGTATCTCTATCTTCTTCACGAATGTAAATAACAATTTCTCTTCTTTGTAAATAATCCACACGGATTATTCTTTCCGTGGTAGCAAACTTTACTGGATTCCAGTCCTTATCATATACATTGATTTCATAATAAGAAACTTCTTCTCTGCCATTAAATAGGAGCATTGTTGTTTGTAAAACACCACTCATATAACTATTCTCTAAATGAGGATAGGTTGGTGTCCAAGAGTGGGCCATTACAGGCCCACTCATAAACAACGCAAATAATATCATAACAAAACGCATGTTAACTCCTAAAGGGCGATACACTCCGCAACAACTGTGGCACGGTAGATACCAGCGGGTAACGCCTTATCGTAACCATAGTCGGCTTGTGAAGAAACTTTAAACCATGTACTACCGGCAATTGTTAAATCTACCTCAGTCACATTGTTATATAGTCTCTTATCGTTATCGTATGCGGACATCCCTGCATCCGATACTTCAGCAACGGTAACTTCGCCAGTCCAGTTAACTACATCATCAAGAGCAGGACTCTCAACAAATTCGTCAGGAACCGAAATCATAGCCTTGTAGTAATTCGATTGAATAACATCGTAACGAACGATAGGTTGAACACCCCCGTCCGCAGCCGCTGTACTTAATCTACTCGGTGATGGGTTTCCGTAAATACCAATAGTGTCAGTTGTCACCACACATTTAGAATCTACAGTGCCCGTAATATCAACATCTGCTGCTACTGCACTTGTGCTAAGCACTAATGCAATACCAGTAAATACTTTCTTGAACATCAGTATGCTCCCTTTATTAAATTTTATTATTTCTCATACTGTAGATTCACCAATTTCTGGTGCAATTGATCTTGTGCAAATTGATTTAATCTGAACCTCGCATTATCTGGAAGGTCAGCATCAATTAACACAACTGTCTCTTCATATTTAGTATCTGGCAAAGTTGAATAGTAATTATTTGGAATAAAATTAAGAGAAAGTAATGCGGTCATATTTGCGACATCTGCTGCTGCAACTAGTGACGGATTGACAATACCAAGGATGTCTTCTATAGATTTTCTTTCTCGCCCCTTACTATTTTCCTTGACTTTCTCACGATCCTTATCTTCTTCATCCTCATCAGAAGTTTCGGTTTTTTTATTAAGTTCGTCTTTGATATAAGGATCATCAAGGGGGTCTGTCACAGATAGATCAGGCATTGCCACAGGGGGAATATAGCCGGGACATTCTGGTTTATCTGTAACTTGATAACAGGGATCGTACTGATAGTTGTACACCACCAGAGCATTTTCTACTGTACCAAACCCCTCGACTTGAATAGAACCGTCTCCCCAGTATTCACGGGGGATGCTCTGAACAGGAACTAACTTTCGGATGGTATTGCCGGGCACACCAGACCAGTCATCTGCGCTTCTGAAGATATAACCACCATCGATGGCATTCTCGTTCTGCACATAAACGACCATATCGTCTTCTGTGTTCTTAACAGTGGTGTAACGATACAACACCCCGTTCACAGTCAGTCCTGCCTGTTGAGGCAGTATATTCGACATCACCCAATTCAGACCATTTGCGGCCGCATTGGGTGAACTCTCGTAGACATCTTGTGCGTTAGAGGGCGAGTAAAAGCAAAAGCAAACCAGCGACACCGCCAGCGCCAAGTAGTGTTTTACTACCATTGTCTAACCCCTTATCTTCCTTTTTAGCTGAAGGTTGTTCTTCTTGATTAACTTCCCATGCAGCTTTAGCTTCCAGTCCGATAAGTCCGTCATAAGGACAAGGTGTACCAGCGTGCATCATTGCCTCAAAAACACGTTCGTCTTGACACATGATAGAAACTGCGGCAACCTTCATGCCCATATCATATGTGGTCTTAGCCAGTTTCAAACGTTCGCAGTTCTCATCGGTAACCTGAGTGCCTGTTGAGATACCCAAAATCTGAGTCTGAATAGCTCCAGCCACACCAAAGGTACAAAGGTCAGAATTTGACGTATTGATCGTGGGTGAGATTGCAGAAGCAGGAGGAGACCTGAGTGTGGTTGTAGTTCTACCGTTGGTAGTAACCGTACTCTCAGTGATAATAGGTTCGATAACCGTATCGGAAGTTGTATTTGTTTGTGTTTGTGCATACGCACCAACGCTGAATAACGATGTCATTAACATCAAAGTTGTAATAATAAAACGCATAAAATTCCCCATAAAAAAACCCTGAAGACTTAGTGCCTTCAGGGTTATTTAGTCTTTTTTAATCGTTAAGATTGATTGAATATGTGGTATAACAGTCCAGCATATTCGGTATGAGTGTCTTCGTCTGGATGACTGTTTGGTTTTAAAGTATATTTCTGTTCAGCCAAACTGTACATGTCAATCCAAGAAGTAAGTCCAATCTTACTTTCTTTTCGCAACAGACCCATCATATGGTCTACTTTTTTCTGCCAATTACCATATCGTTTCAATTTATGATTATCATTAATGATATGTCGCAGACTTTCTTTGAGTTGTATATGAAACGCACCCTGCACTAACTTGATTCCCATGGCATCACATAGGGTTTGCATAGCGACCATCTTACTCAAGTGTTGAATTATAACTGTTCTGGTATCGTAAGCTTCGTCAAAATATTTGAACACAGGGCCCCATTTCTGAGGCATAAGGTTCCTTACCCTTTCTGGAGAAATTTGTGTGATATCATCAAATCTCTGTATAGGAAGAGGTTGTCCCCAATTATTAACCTCAGGCCTGGCTTCTGCAAACTCCAACCTCGACCAACCAGACCACAAAATAACCATATGTGATGGTTTTGGTTTAGTGGGATCAGAGAGATAAACAATCGTATCTCTGAAAATTTTGTCGTTACCTCCACCACAAGTGGATAGGTTCACATAGGGCATACCCAACAAGTTTGCCAACTTGTGAGTAAAGGTGTGTTCTTGGTGACTAGGGGGTTCAGTATCAAACCCCCGCAATTCATCACCCCAAACAAAACTACATCCATTCGTTAAAAGCACTAACTATTCTCTCTATCGTGTACGTACAAGGCGAGAAGGGCATAGTGAATAATCTTCAACAAGTCCTTACGATGATCGTCCTTTGTACCTTTGTTTCCATATCTTGCATTGTATTTATCAACATTTCCAAGAAAGAAACCAATACCACGACCACGATCAACAATTACCTCACTGGACTGAATACCAGACTGGCAATAGTGAGCTGTGTATGTACTATCGATATAGTTCTTAACTTCATTGATCAGTTCGTCTTCACGGAACTTATAATCAATCTGTTTAGTATTATCCGTCAGACCAAAACTAACATTATAATCGTTACTAACATTATATGTGTCCCACAAATCGTAAGTCACGTCCTCTAGATTAATATCAACTGTAGAAACTTCAAAGTCCTCATAGTTCAGTGAAGGTGTCTGTGTAACTGTAATAGTTCCGCTGTTAGCGAGTTCGTCCAGATGTTTACGGTTCATTTCATTCCACTCTTCGGGAGTGATGTCATCAATACTGCCAGTCTTTTTCTTACTCATCTTGATACCTCAATCTTTCTGTTTCATAATCATCAAAACCATATTCCAACTGATTCTTTAAGTTAAACCAATATCGACATCTACCATTCTCAATACAATATGCTTTCTTGGATTGTTGTACGATATCTCTAAAGTAATTCATATCTTCAAGTTGTTGGAACTCTTTATCATCAAAGTCTTCATACACCACAAGATAATGTCGGCCATACTTGGATAGAATATCAAAGTTATCATGACCAAGGATTTGTTTTACCTTGATTGAATATGGAGATTTGAAAACTCTTTCTCCTTTAATATATTCACCATTATCCTTCTTGGTGTAAAAATTAGAAAGTTGTACGTACTCTCGTCCAACATTTGACCGAACCAATACCACTTTCTCTTTATTATTATATACGAGATTGAAGAACTTGTCAAGCACCACACCAACATTTCCTTCCTCAAACACGGTATTCTTATCGACAACCTTGGTGAACAGGGTGAAACATTTGGCTCTCTGTTCTCCGGTCAGAATGCAAACCCTAATATCATACTTACGCACAATACGCAAAAGGTTCTCAGTGAACTCTCCGTATGGGTAGATGAAGAAGGTATTCCTCTTACCTTCCTTTGTCATTCTCACAACAAGATTCTCTAGGGTCTCTTCGTTCTTGATCATGATCTTCTTCTCATATGGTTCGTTGAGAAGGTTGGTCATGAGAGTAGTCAAGGCAGGATTCCACATTGACAATCTGTCCCAGAAGTTGATCGTGACATGATTCTGACAATAGAGGTATGCGGGAATCAAATAGGTCATCAAAGATTCGGAATGAGACAGATTGAAGGTGTGTACCGCTAGAGTATCCTTAAGGTTAAAGATTGACCCGTTTCTTGCTGAGTATGCTGCAACTTCCTTATGAGTGTAGTAATTGAGTTTGAACATATCATCTTCAAGACCATCGTCCCAAGTGATATACAATGGATCATTTGGGCCTGCAAACTCCTTGGGGAAGTCCTTCATCTCATAAGAATCAAGATCGACATCATCCACATTTACTAGAACGCCCGTGTTTCCAACCAGTTCAAATTCCTTTGGCACAACTTCCTTGGCAATACCATCACACATTCTAATAGCAATATTGTCCCAGAACCCAGCTTCGGGTTTAAGTACTGTGATGGGAGAATCTGTGATAATCTCCTTATTGAAACTCAGGACAGCAGGAACAATCTGAATTCCCAGTTCAGCAAGGGCAAAGACAAGAGCATGGGTCTTCACTCCACAGTTCATAAGTCCAAGACAGGCGATATTACCCTTTACAATCCCCATCTCATTATGAACGTAACTCTTCCACTTGTCAATCAATTCACAGAAACGATCACGATCATAATCACTGCGATCACCACGTTGAATGTTTCTAATTGTAAATTGGTCTCTAATAATATCTCTATTAATCATCGCTTTCAATTTCTTCTATTAACATATCACGGAGTCTTTGGGCCTGTATGTCAGTTTCAGTACCTTCACCATACCCACAGAATTTATATGCAAGAGTAATCCTCTCACATCCAGCATATGCGGCGTGCCAACAAATGTTGTGAGGTTCTTCCAGTGGCCCAAAATGATACCATCTTGCCTGCCAGCCAGGTTTATCCTGAATGGTAATGATCTCTTTTGTTTCTAGATCATAATAACGGAAGTATCCATCGCCTGTCTTAGACCATGTGAATAACACTTGATATGCAGACGCATCCCAGTTAGTGTGCCACCCCACAAACCCGCCAGGCGGATAATACGACAACAGTGCAGAGGTGTGAGCGCCAATCTCCGCAGCAAAGTCATACTTGACTCTCTGCATATAATCAGACCACTTAGCCTTGTCTTTTCTAACCATTGTGGCAATGGGTTGTGCAAAGTGTTTATCCGGAACACCATAAGGTCTGTCTCTACGCAAACACTCGTCCAGATATTCATCTGAACAGTAGTATTCGCCCTTTGTCATATCCTCTTTACTGGAATATGCGTAATACTTAGGATCATTATAACCCTCAGTATTCAACATATCTTCCGCTATAGTGTCAAGAGTTTTGAGAAACTCTTTATTTCGTATCGTTATTTCCATCGATCTTTCTAAACGAAACTTCGCCCTCTTCAGTAATATTCCATTCGATGTTATCACCCACCTTTAGATTCAGGGCTTCCATCAATTCGTCTGTGAACTCCAGACACATGTCACCATCAACTTCGATAACATTACATGTATAAATCATGGTAATTTCCTCTCGGCTTGAATCTCTTCAATCGCTTGGACGATACTTGGGAAATGAATCTTGACAATATCCCAACACTTGTCAGCGACTTCCATATGTTCTTTTTGAGTACCGTTGCCTCTACGTAGATCACAGTAGTGAATCCAAGAACGAAGAGTTCCCGACATGTACAACGTGGTTTCGGTATTACCTTCGGGAAGGACGGCACGTGCCTGTTCCTTTGCAATACCATTCGCCAAGGCCCATTCATAAACTTCTTTAGATGTACGAATCACTTCAGCCTGTTTCATTCTCCAGAACTCACGCAAGTCTCGTGTATCTGCATTGACAGGCACATCGATTGAGTTCTGGCGGTTCTTGGTATCCTGAAGTCTCGCCTCACGGTATTCAAAGTTCTCCGACACAGCATAACGTTGTGAGAATTCCTGAAAGCTAAACGATCTGTGTCTGAGGATTTGTCTGGAAATGTCACGAGTTGTCTTGATCTCCATCGTCATACTAACCATCTCAAACGGTGACCAATGGTTCTCCCTGATAAGATACCCCAACAACTTAGAAGCCGTTCCCTTATTATTCTGATTAGCGGGATTACTTACACGTGCAGCATATGCAATCAATTCTTCAGCAGAATGACAACCATCAACATATGCGCTGGGCTTCGTAACACCAATTAGACTCACTTCACTCATCATCACTCTCCGTTTCAATTTTATCTTCTTTGATACAATCGTTTTCGATTAACCAAGTAACAGCATTATTAATACCTTCTAGCCTTCCCTGATATTTACCTACAATGTAAGATATGAAGAGGCAAAGTGTAGCCAATAATGCGTGTTCTACATCTGTCATATTAAACCTTAAATAGAGAGAAGTCTTTGAACCTCTTCTCATTACTTATGCGTTTGCCAGAATCCGTCCTATCAAAGGCCGGCGTGTCATCGTCCCAAGGGACATCATCAGATTCTTTCTCTGAGGATTGATCACAATCATACAGGCGCATCTTCGATCTGTCAACCCCTACGACAAACTTTTGATTTATAGTAGGATCGTTGTACCTATTCTTCAACTGTTTGACCAGAATCTTACCCTGTGCATTCAGTTCATTATTTGAGATGAGTGCGAACATGAAGTCAGCGGTTGCGGGTAGTCCAAAAGATTCGGACGTGTCTTCAAGCCCCACATCGTCATTAGAGTAACCAGAACGAGTCGTCTGTGTTGCAGACACAATCGGCACGTCAAATTCCACTGCAAGTCCACGTATCTCTTCAGCAATAGACTTGATATAAGAATATGAGTTAATAGCACCACCCATCCCCTTCATCCTTGCAGATGCACAAATGTTCAGATAGTCAATGAAGATGATGTCCGGCATGAACTTCTTCTTCAATTTGAGTTCGTTCAACAACGCACGGAAGTGTGACGTGTTCGCCTGTCCGGTAGGGTATTCCTTGATGATCAGTTTACCCTGAGTCTTACGTGCAATCTCTGACACACGATCATGGAACATATCCTTGGACATATTCTCCAGTTGATCAATCGCAATGTTCAACAGGTTAGCGTCAATACGTTCTGCGATACGTTCCTCGGCCATCTCCATAGTGATATAGAGAACGTTCTTACCTAGACTAAGTGAACTACCAGCGCAATGGCACATAAAGAGAGACTTGCCCACGCCAGTACCAGCGAGAGCGATGTTAAGAGTCTTGTTTGGTAGACCACCCTTTGTAATTCGATTAAAGTAATCAAGGTCAAACGGAAGTCGTTCCTCTTCCTCGTGGTAGAATTTGAATCGTTCATCAATGTTCTCCAGATAGTCGTGACCAATATTGGTATCAAAAGATACACCCAAGGCCTTACTAAGAATATCTGGAATACCGTTCTTAGTCAGAGTTTTGTGTTTACCATCAAGAATAGAAATAGATTCCATGACCGCATTGAATACAGCACGGTCTTGACACCACTTCTCAGTTCGATCAACCAACCAACTTAGGTCTACTTCTTCTTTTGAAAACACGTTTGGAAGGATTTCCATGGCGTGTCGATACTGCTCATCCGACAGACGGTCACCCTCATCGATCTCAATCTTGAAGGCTTCCATTGTCGGAAGTTTGTTATATTTTGCAATAAACTTTGTGAACTCTTTGAAGAGGTTTTGGTACACCCCCTGAAAGTAGTCCGGATTGATAAACGCCGCAACCTTGCGAGCGTATTCATCATTTGTAACTAGGTTTCTTAAAATTGTCTGTTCTAGATTAATATCCATCAATTCCTCGGTTGAGTAACAAGCCACCCTTCTGCATAGGCACGTTCTAGTACATCCTCAAGGATGTCTGCTGCATACTCCTGTAGTTGAACATCATCGGATGTCAATAAAGGATCAGGTGAATATACTACCTTATAATTGAACGTAAGGCAATCCTTAATTTCATTAAAGGCAACATTTCCATAACGAATAACGGTTTCGGTGAAATCACCACGTAGGATACGAATATCCCACGCTTGATCATTAGGTGAATCGTCAACGGGGATCAACTGATAGTCAACCCCCTCTGACACCTTGTTTATATCAATCTTCTTCGCCATCTACAATATCTTCCATAGCTACTTGTGAAGGTAGTCCGATCTTGTACTGCTTCTCAAGGAAGTCAGCAAAGTCAGTGAATTCGAAGATAGGAGTCCAGAACTCTTCTTCTAGCGTCTGAGCTTGTCTAACTTTTGGGTCAACCAGTTCACCAGTGTTACGGTCAACACGACAGTACCAGCCATTAGAAGGCTTAGCCACATAACCACCAGCCAGAGCAACGTCAAGAAGACCAGAATAACGCTGGACACCACCCTCCCAAGATACTGAGATAGGGATTTTAGACTTTTCTTTAACATAACGAGACTTCTCCACATTGATCACAAAGTGGTAACCCTTAATCTCCGTCCCCTGTTTGTCCTGTTGACGGCCAAGAATCCAGATGTTATCCGCAGAGTAGTAGATACCCGTACCACCACCAACAATATCCTTCGGAAACAGACCGATCTCTTTATAGGTATGGTTTACGGCCAACATAGGAATGTTCTTCATTGCAAGGTACGGAGTACACATACGGAAGAGACCCTTGAGTGCCTTTGCACGAGACATGTCTGCAACAGACTTCTCGTTGATTGCATCCTCAAGTTCCTTCTTGGAAGCAAGGTTACCAATCGAATCGATGACAACAATAACATTATCGTCACGATCCATTGCTTCAAGTTGACTGATCAGGTCAAACTTAAGTTCTTCTACATTCGTGATAGGAGTGTGCAACACCCTACTAGCATCAATTCCAAACTGTTCGAAATAAGATTGGGGGGAACCAAACTCCGAATCGTAAAATAGTAGTACAGCATCTTCTTTAGCCCTCAGATATGCACCCGCCATCAACAAGGCGAATGAAGTCTTGAAGTGTTTGGATGGGCCTGCCAGAACCGTAAGTCCTGGCGTAACCCCACCATTGATAGACCCCGAAAGTGCCACGTTAACCATAGGCACATCGGTAGGAACCATGTCCTTCTCAGTGAAGAACTTACTCTCCGACAGAATCTCCGTTGTCTTGATCTTTGAGTTCTTCTTCAGTTTCGCCATTACGCTCATTATTCACATCTCCATAGGTAATATTGTTTGCTTTTTCACGTTCATCAAGCTCATAGTATGCACGATAACGGCTGTTGATGTCAAGCACTTTTTCCAACAGACTGAAACTTGCGATAAGTTCACCAGTCTCACGGTTTCTCGCTTCTGAGAACTTAAGGAATGCCATAGTGTCTTTAGGAAGACAAGCACCACCAAATCCACGTTTACGATCATAGCCAGGCACACGACTGTGACCGATACCGACACGAGGGTCAGCACCCACCGCACGAGTAACCACATTGTAACTACAACCAAACGCATTCACAAGATCATACAACTGATTAAAGAAGGTGACCTTAGTTGCAAGGTAAGAGTTAATCGCATACTTCACAAATGACGCTTCAGCGGCTGACATACGATAGTAGTCATTAGACTTACACAGACTGAAGATATCATAGATTTCTGTTAGGTGAACCGTTGCCATTTCAGTACCACCAAGTACATGGAACTCAGCATTAACAAACTGTTCTTCTGCATTCTTCTCAGTCAGGAACTCAGGATTGTAAACGAGTCGATCAACACCATCCTCAAACATGGAATTGTACAGACGATCAATAACATCAGGAGTAACTGTTGATTTAACAACAACAAGAGCTTCGGTATGTTCGATCAACTTCAGTACTGCATCTTCAACAATAGAAGCATCAACAAACCCAGTTTCGGGATTCATAGGCGTAGGCGCACACACGAATACACAGTGAGGTTCGAAGTCAACTAGAGCATCGATTGTTGCTTTATCACCATACTTGGGGTCAGCGATCTGCAAGTCAACCAAGGGGTGACTAAAAGCATACTCAACTGCACGTCCCACAAAACCATGGCCCACGATACCCAACTTAAAGGGATTCTCAGGACTAATCGGTTTCTGCTTATCCGCTAGGGACTTACCCTCTTGCGGAATGAACTTATCAAAATCATCGGCCATTATACATTCTCCACGTTATAAAATTTCTTGTACCATTCATAAAATTTAGCAACACCTTCATTTATACTAGTCTCAGGACGATATCCAAAGGCCTGTAACTTTTCAGTATTACTCCAAGTTTCTTTAGTGTCAGCAGGATGTTTAGGTGCAAGGTTAATAATCGCATCCTTCCCGACATTCGTTTCAATAGCCTTAACAAAGTCCATCAACTGAACCTGTTGACCTCTACCGATATTGAAGATTTCACCATCATCAATTTTACCATTCTCAATGTTCTCAAGTACAATAACGATACCATTAAGGATATCCTCAATGTAGGTGAAATCTCGTTTCATGTCCCCATAATTATACACGTCTATGGGTTCTCCGTCAAGTATTTTTTTCGTGAATTGAAAGAGTGCCATGTCTGGTCTGCCCCAAGGGCCATACACAGTAAAGAAACGCAGACCAACCGCAAAACAATCTGCAATCTTGAATTGACATTCATTGACATATTTGGTATATGCATACGCATTTAATTGGTGAGCTTGAACAAACTCTTCTGTCCAACCATTTTCGCCAATAGGAGTTCCACCATAGACAGAACTGGTAGAGGCATAAATCACTTTAGTTTCTGGACTATGTGTTTTAAGATGATTGATTAGAGTTTGAGTACCATCAATATTGTTCGAATGGTAGTCTCCCTCTTTACCAAAGGAATCACGGACACCAGCGTGAGCAGCTAGATGAATCAAATAATCAATTTTATTGCCGTGATCTTTAATATGTTTGAAAATCTGTCTCATATGAACAGGATCACGGATGTCAGCCTCAGCAAGAGGGACACCAAAGTGATTGTGTCTTTTCATCTTTAAAATTGGATTATAAAGATGGTCGTTTAGATTATCAATACCAAAGACTTTATGACCTAGACCCTGTAGTTTCAGAGAAAGTTGAGAACCGATAAAACCGGCTGCTCCAGTTATTACAATTGTTTTACTATCCATTTCGGTAAATATACTCCAATGCTCTATCCGCTTCAACTATAAGCGGTCTATGTTCATACCAGTTTCCGGTCTCAGCATCAAACTGTTTACACATGTCTGCAATCTGTTGTGCTGTTATTGGATAACCACGTTCGGTAGCCTTGCCTGCCACTGCCACCATAATTTGATACATCTTGTGATACCAACCAGTACCACTAATCTGCATGTATTCTGCACCAAGACTTTTTGGCCAGAATGGGCAGTCATGATAAGATGTCCAAGTGAAGTTAGTATTATCTAGTTGTGATTTACGATGTTCGATCACAGCCTTCTGCAACTCTTCAGGTAATCTATCTAGGAAAGAATTACCTGTCTTTTCACGGTAAGGGTGTTTTGCAATCAGTTCAGATACGTTAAGCGCCTCGCCTTCGTTCTCAAAGAAGAAAGAGAAAGCATTAGGGTATTCAGCAGGAACATAGAACATACGTGCAAGGTCTTTGGTTTGGGGATCACCATTCTCACCAAGTTCAGTGTTCAAGGCAAACCAGAAAGCTTTGATACGTCCATTCTCTACGGGTTCATCAAGACGAAACACGATTCGAAACTTTAAAGTACCTTCTCGGCTTGATGCTGTATTGTACACAACGTAGTCGTACTGCCCGAATCGTTCTCGCAACTGGAGTTCCAAGTTTCCCAAATCAGAACCAAAATCATGATCGTCAATATCAACGCAACACCAACTACCCCAATACCTAGTAGATTTATTAGAACGTGTAGAATTTGTTTCGAAAATAGCAGGACTAATAAGAGGACTAGAATTATTTCCACCCTTCTCTCCCTTTAACTTAGATATCTTTTTCAACCAACCAACAAATGAAGGCCAAGACTTAAACGCCACGGTGTGGTTAGTCCTGTTATCATATTGGTTTTTGAACATTGTCAATTCATACATTATAAACACATATTCTTATACAGTTGCACACCGTGAACCTTGGTCACGCCTTTGAATGTCGCAGTATAGTTCCATTCTTTTAATAGTTCTATTCTACCATCATCAACGAACTTTGTCAAGCCTTCTTGAACGGAAGAGAGTTCTGTGTTATCGTATAACATATAAGGTGTCTTGAATTTAATAGAGACTTCGGTATCTACCTGAACGTCTTCTGTCCCATGATTACCATCAATAAAGATGAAATCAAAACGAGTTCCACCCAGAAGATACAGTATGGTAGGTGAAGGGGTCAGATACACACTCACGTTAGGATATAGTTTCTCCATTATCGGGCCGTACTCAACACCACGGGGGTGATAAGGACAACACGAAGCTATCTTACAGTCCGGCATCTTCTCAGCAAAATAGGTTGTGGAGTGTCCGGCATAGAAACCAATCTCCAACATAGACTTTGGATTGATCATAGTCTTCACATCGTCAATCATAGCAAAGACTTCATCGGAGGGGGGAAGATACCCCCAACCATTCTCATCCCACATCAAATGATCTAAGTTCACGCAAAAAAGTCCTCTAGTGTAGCCTTGGGTTCCGCTGACCAACCCACCGCATCAAGGATGGGAGTGAGAGGATCAAGGAACGTCTTGTCGAACATGAGATCATAATCAATGTAACTATGAAGTCCCAGTTCCGGTGGAAGATTCAATGGGTAGGAGATTACATTCTCGGTTAGACGGTTAGGCATTTTGAGGTAGACGAACTTAATCTTCTCACCATTCTTGACCAGTTCGTACTGCTTGGTTAGGTCACTTTCCTTGATAGACTTGTTATAACACAAAGCGCCACGTACATGGATAGGACACCCCTTCTTGTAGACGGTGTTACGATCAGACCACTTGTCGATCTCCGACACCCCACGAGGGAACGAAACCTCTTCAACGGGAAGAGACCTGAATTGGGTCTTAAAGTCCCTAATAAAGGTCTGTGTGTCTGATTCGGAACCTTCTACGATGACCCGAAAGATTTCCTGAAACTTATCACGAACAACCTGAGGCGTACTAGACTTGACCGCTTCGATACCCATCATCTTGAGTTTTGGTTGAGCGTACTGGACACCCTCGTTGTTGTGGACGTTCAGGATGTAACGTTTCTTGGCCATCCAGATACCACGGTCTGCGATAACCTCACGGCCCATCTCCATACGGTTGTCATAGGCAGATGTCACCCGTGCAAGTTCCGCATAGGATTTCTCCAGAACCTTTTCGAAGTGTTCAGAACAAATCTTGTCAAGAAACTTAACAGGGTCTTTAGGACTGAACTTCTCAACCAGAGAGCTCATCCGAATGTACAGAGAGTCAGTGTCAATCGCAACAACGTAGTCTTCATCAGTCTGGAGGAGTTTGTTCATCTCCGCATTGACAGCACGTTCTGCCCACTTGATTGACAACTGACCAGCAAGAGTGATAGACTCTGCAACACGTTGGTCAAAGTAACGGAACCAACGATTACCCAACGCACCATAGAGGGAGTTCATCAGAATCTTGATGGCCATCTGCTGGTTGTTCAGTGAGGTGATCTTGTTATCCAGTTCCCGTGTAGGATTGGTCTGGTATTCTTGTTGTAGTTTCAACATCTCCTTCTTGATCACACGGCGTTCATCATAGTACTTCTTAATGATACTAGGGATCACACCCTCACGATCATGAGAGAACTTAATGCCTGTGGGGGCCAGTGAAAAGGGAACACCGATACCACCAACATTGGTGTCACCATTCAGGAAAGAGTCTACCGACACGTCATTATAGAAACCGTCCATGACAGTTTCGGGCGACATGTTGTACTGCACAATGATGTTGGGGTACAGAGAGTTCAAGTCAAACGACACCACCCAATCATGGGAACCAACCTGTGGGTCTTTCACGTAACCGCCAGGATATTGTGTCTTGACCTTCTCAACCTTCGGAGGTACTGCAACCTTCTGTTCGTTCAGAATGCGGTAGATGATGGTGTCCCAGATATTGGTAGTACCCATAGTGTCATTGTAGTTCACACCACCACGATAGGCCATGGTGAGAACCAGAGAGATCAAGTCGAGTTTCTCGTCAAGTTTCTCTACGAGTTCAACGTCCTTGATGTTGTAGTCAATGAACTTCTGGAAGTCAGTCTTGTACAGGGCGTATAGTGTACCATGTTCTTCATACGAGAGTTTACCCTCACCCAATACAACCTGTGCGATATGGTCAAGGCGATAGGACTCCTGTTGTCCCAGTGTGTTGTAGGTGAACTTCTTGAAGACCTCTAGGTAGTCGAGTTGTTCGATACCCTCAAGATTGTATTCCTGAAGTTTCTTACCATTGATGGTAGGATTGCCCTCACGCACCAGACCCCAAGGCGACATCTTCTTAACCATGTCTTCACCAAGGAGCTTACCAATACGGTTGACCAGATACGGGATATCGAAGAACCGTGTGTTCCAACCCGTAACAATGTCAGGAGAAGTTCGGTGCCAGTGATCAACAAACTTCATGAGCAGTTGTGCTTCCGAAGCGCACTTCTCATAGATCACATCTTCGGATGCCTTGTAGTCGTACAGACCCCAGACCCGATACGGGCCTTTGGTGTTCTTGACGGTGATGGCGATGACGGGATAGTTTGCGGATTCTGGTTCAGGGAAACCCTCATCAGAAGCCACCTCAATATCGATGGTGCAGACATCCACCCACTCACGGTTGAACGTGATAGGTGCGGGGAAATTCTCAGCGATGTACTGAGAGATGTAGTTGTTCATTCCAAAGATTTTGAAGTTGGGTACGTCTTCGTACCGCTTCTGGAATTCTGTGGCTTCCTTCATGGATTCGAACTTGATAGGTTCTACATGAGTGCCATCGATTCCACGCCAACCAGACTGTTTCTTGTCGGATTGGACATATAGGGTAGGTTCGAAGGGAACCCGCTTTTGAATTCGTTTACCGTTTGAGTCGTATCCACGGTGAAGGATGTTGTTGCCATAACGGACTACGGAAGTATAAAACATGGATATCCTTGTATCATGTATGAGTCATTTCACTGTAATATGCATTATACATGAGTCAACATGTACTGTCAAGCTTAATCCAACACCTTCATATAGTGGTGCCGAACCCAAGGTTGTTCTATCCACAGGTCTTTGTACCTATGGTGATCTTGAGTAACCTTCAATCGTTTTGATACACACTGTGTGGTGGGTACGGGTACAGTATCCGGATGGAATCGTCTAGGGTTTGGTCTGTTATATGGCTGAAATACATCCTTACCAAAGTACAGGGTATCACACTCATTCCAAGGATGGACTACAGTATTATCCATAAAGTCGATATTTCTCTTTCTTAAATAATGTTCTGTATAGTTCTTAAACAACCGCTCCATTATACCATATGGGCCACCATTAATCCAGAACTTTTGATCGTGTAATAGAGAATACATCCACCCCGCACAATGTTTACTCATACTATAACACCCCATGAACAAACCGATATTTGCATAGTGAATGTTCTTTCTTGTTATGTAATCAAGAAGATTCTTAAAGGTGTCGATGTGTTCTTCCAAGAGATAGGTGTCATGTTCCATGATCAGGAAACGTTCATCAGATTGACCCTGTAACTTCATGAGTTCCCAGTGAGAACACATGCCAGCCTTTTCTGTGGGAGAATGGTCTTCTACAGGTTTTCCCAAATCCATCAAAGCGAGGGAAGGTCTCCAGTCATACTTTGCAACATAGTCATCAAAGTCTGGATGTTGTGGTGTGATAGCGTCAAAGGTGTGAAACTCAAGAGTGCCGTCATCGATCAAAGGTTTAAACGACTCACGAGATATATCCATGTACTCTAATGATATTGGATTGTCGGTACAGACAATTTGATATACTTTCATAATATTCCCCTAAAAACGGGGAGTTTCCCCCCCGCTTTATTTAGATCGATGCAAGACTATGTACCATTATTGACAAAAAGGCAATAAAAAGTACACACAGTCCCGCAGATTCAAAGTATGAATCTAGGTTTTTCATCAGTTTCCTCGTTAAAAAGATTATTTGATATCGATTTTACGAGGTCTCTTCTCTTCGGGAAGTTCAAACTTCAACTGAACGGACAGGATTCCATCCTTCAAAGAAGCACCGTCAACAAAGACGTATTCGGATAGCCTAAACACTCTCTTGAACTTCTTCTGCGAGATACCTTTATGGATGTAAGTATGTTCTGTAGAGAACTCCTTATCGATCTCACCTTTGACGGTAAGAGTACGTTCATCCTGTTCGATCTCCAGATCGTTCATAGTGAACCCTGCAACTGCGATTTCGATGAGGTAATCGTTATCACTCACCTTCACAATATTATGTGGAGGATATGTATCAGTGGCATGTTTGGCAACCCAATCAAGTTCTTGAAACAGGTGGTCAAAACCCACAAACGAAGAGCGAGGGAAAAGTGTGTTTGCTTTAAGATTAGTCATTTTGTTTTCTCCTTAATTAAAAGCAAGATTAAATGTGAACCAGATTATTCTGCATTCACGCACATATATATACCATAAACGAACATGTTCTGTCAATAGTAGGAAAATTTTTATGTTACCATTTCAGAGTGTCACCGTAACAGCTGACTCTGCATCATTAGTCATTCCGAATAGTACAATTCAGTATGAGCCAGGGTTTGTAGAAGTCTATGTGAATAACGAAAAATATTCCACCGATAACTGGACAGCAAACCAACTGAGTACAGATTCGGATCAGAGAATTACAATTACTGGACTAACATCTGGTGATGTTGTTAAGGTTCGATCAAAGTACGTCACGTGTACCGCAGACCCCCAAGTCACCTTTCCTAAATTGGGGCAGAGTATGCAAGTCATTGAAGAAGGCACTTCTTCTTCACCCCCTAAGTTGGGTTACGCCTCGGCCGGAATGATTGGTGTTCCGTATTACTTCGATGGGATCATCACAGAATATCAGAACGTGAACTGCCCGCAAGGAAGTTATATCTCAGGCCCGACAGGTGGATCAGTGACGGGTGGGGGTTTCACTGCTGAGTCATTAACAACAGGAACAGTCTTGAAATTAGACAGTGATAATGGGGTTAGAATTCAAGCCCCTAATGGAACGACAGTAATTGTCAATGTCCCATTAGGGCATTCGCCTGGCGGTACTGGTTTCTAAAAATAGACTGAGGGATCAGGGTGACCTTCAACACCAAATGAGAAACTAACTCTACTCTTGCGAGGAATCACTTGATGGTGTGTTCCTCGTGGAAGCCAGACATATGAGCCTGGTTCAAAGTCAAACTCTTCATCGTTGTTATGACCCTCTACCCTTAGACCGACAGTACCAATAACTTGTACTAAAAACACGTCCATAGAGTCTTTGTGCCAAGGGTAACTATCAGACTCTTTACCAAATCCGGTGAAAGCAATATTGGTAATATTCCGTTTATCTCCATGAAGAGAAAACACATCAGCCATTTCATTCACAATATCTCTTGCAAATTCTGGCGCTGAGTTCCTCATATGGAAACTGTTTAACCCAATTCTAAACTTCTTACTATTAGCGTCAATCAAACTATCGGGATGATGATCTAACAAATCCATATGTTGATTCCAGTCATAAGAATCAACAGTTCCTTCTGGAAGTTTTCCAAGAAATGGAGTCTTCGATGAGATATACTCATCCCTATCATAAAATATATCAAAGTTCATTACTTGTTACCGATATTGTATTTGGGACATAACTCCCATTCGTCCTTTTCCTTAAAGCCAATGATCTTGATTTGTCTCATGGGCGCACAATCATTTGCCACTTCACGGTTGTGGATATCGACAAGACCCCAGTCCTGAAGAAGAGTTGCGATAGTGTTTCTTCTTTGTACGTCCGACAATTCAAGATTGGACTTTTTACCATCTAACATAAACAGTTCCTTGAAGTGTACGATGAAGTACCGTCCCTGTTTATGAAGAATGTGACACGATTGGAATAACTTCTTTTCTTTACGAGAAGCTACACCAATACGGGTAAGTGTTTCTCTAACCTTCAAAAAGTCATCTGGTTCTGTCAGAGTGACTTCCAGCATCTTTGCTGGATTCCATTCAACTAATTTATTTTCTTCCACCTTTATTCACCTTATTTTTTATAAATTCTAATTGTTGGGAAGAGAGAAGAGGGATTACTTGGCGGGCCTTTTCATTGTTATACCCATAATACTCTTTTACTACTTCCACGTCATTTTCAACTGTGGGTTTGACCCACTTAGAGAAACGCTTGCGTTTCCTAACAATATTTATAAAAAACTCATATTGTAAACGGTTGTCAATGTGGTGGTGAATATTCATTGCATTTGCGACACCAACGGTGTCTTGGAAGTATGACAGACTACGATTGACCACAAACGGTACGTACAGTTTCTCTTCGTCTGCCCCTTCCATGAGGTTTTTCTTGTTAGTGTTGATACTATTCAAGAAATCAAATGGACTAATTTTCTGTCCAGCCATAATCATAATCCTCTTCGTAAATTCTAATTATACGCTTTTTCTGGTCTGTTGTCAAGGAGTCTACGCCACCAAACCATTGTCCGCTAGTTCGGTTAGAGTGAATCCTATCAATCTTTTTAGTAGCGTTCGTCTTTACTCTCAACCATTCCAACATAACACCAAAATTACTCATCTTGAATATCTTATCATATTGACCAATGGCCCCATGATAATATGTCTGTGTGAAGAAGTGACTGTTCTGAATGTCACCTTTCCAAACACCATCAATGATATCATCAATATTATCAGGAAGTTGATCAACATCCGATAGACTCTCAAGCACCTTTAAATTTTCAGGAGTCAAGTCTTCGTCACGAGTCAACAGTTGTGCATTTTTAACATACTCCTGTTTAATATATTCACATGCTGACATGAATCGTTTAATAGGATCACGTGCAACAGCTACTCTAAACGAATTCTGTCTAAAGGGGAGTTCTGGTTTATATCCAAATTCTTTGACCTGATCTACTCGCCAATTCTTGGTGGCAATCAACATCGATTCGGGGTTATTGTTACTGGTTTCCACACCTTTGATATACAACAAAGCCCATTTAATGGTGCTAATACCATTCTTGGGACATATTCTAAAATCAATATCATTCGGGAAATACAGAACGTTTTCGGTAGGCCCCATAGTACCCTTTAATCTTTTACGCAAAATCTTTCTGAGTTCTTCTTGATACACTTTACTGACATTGTTCATATACGATCTATTCCTATACCACACTTTTGCAGAAAGCTAACACCTAACGTGCCTCTCGGATAGTCGTTTCTGTAATACACTTTGGAAATGCCGCTCTGGTAGATCAACTTGGCACAATCTAGACAGGGTGCTACTGTTGTATATAGTGTGGCACCCTCACAAGATTCGTTACTTCTTGCAACTTTTGCTATAGCATTTGTTTCTGCATGTAGGACTTCGGGTTTTGTTTTCAAACCAAATAGACCCTTAGAGTCCTTGAACGGAAACCTCTCTTTGATTTCCTGAGCAGACATACCCTCAGTGGTTTCTTTATTCACGTACAGATTGTCTTCACAATTGTTATCCCACCCACTAGGCATACCATTATACCCAATGGAGATGATACGATTGTCTTTCACAATAACACACCCAACATGAAGTCTACGAGCAGAAGATAGTTCCGCATAGTTCTCGGCCGACTTCATGTGGGCCAAATCCCACTTACTCATCATCTACTCCAAATTTAACATACTTGTACCAAACCCTCTCGTGGGCATAGTACAATACAAATTTCAACACTAGGTCTACAAAAAAGACTGCCCCGATTACAGAGGGAGGCAATCCAAAAAACCAAGCAATCATGGCGGTGACAGTACTAGCGACCATTCGCCACGTAACAGCTTTAATTAGATGACGTTTCTTCGATACCATTCAATCCCAGAGCCTCCCTAATCTTGGGTTTAAAATAAGTTTCGGGTTTCATCACCTTTCCCGTCTCAGGGTTCTTGATCAACATGCCATCCTGAACCTTACTCATGTTAGACTGGTAGACTGCTTCCCAAACTTTATAGAAGTCAATACCCAGAGTACTTGACAGTCCCATGATAACCCACACCATGTCTGCGATACCGTCAGCGACTTCCACAACATCCTTGTTGTTGAACGCTTCCTTCGTTTCGTTAAACTCTTCCTCAATCAAATCCATATAGAGTTTGGACTGAGGTTCATCAAACATAATCTTGGGATCGTTTGGAATTTTATACCGCATAGGTTGTTGTGCGGCCATCATAAACACATCTACATCTTCTTGGGGACTAAACCCCTTTTCGTTCTTTTCCATATCAGTTCCAATTATGAATAATACCAACTACAATAAAAACATTAGTTACGATTGCCTGTAGGATGATAAACGTCCTTACCCATGCAACCGCATCAGCATCCTTGTTATTAGGACTGGCCTTTTCTCCCAGTGCCTTAAACCAAATCCTTTTGATTCTCGTCACTTGATTTCAACTCCTGCCATAATCTCAGTCATACATGCGACTAGGTTAAGTTCGTGGTCTGCCACAAAAGCATTCTTGTATTGATAATCAGCAAGGATCAATACGAGTTGTGGGATCGAATGTGGTTGAACGTGTTCCCCCATCATGTCGTAGATACCACGGAAAACCGCAGCTGGTTCCACGTCCATATTGTTCACTACCCAAGAACGCATCTTCTTGAAGTCCTTGTCCTTGAGGGCCTTGAAAAGGATGTTGTAGTTATCATTCGCATCATTAATGAGAATAGATGTTTCCAACTGGCCAGAGATAGAGTGACGTTGAAGTTCATTCAGCACACGCCTCCAGTCTGGTGCATGACGCATGATAACCTGTGCAAGAGTGTCCTTGTTATGGGCAACACCTTCACCTTCAAGAATATGAATTGTACGTATGAAGAAATCCTCGCACAACTTGGAGAGAACTTTCTTGCTGAAGTTAAACTCGTAATTGGAACAACGAGAGTGCAGAGGTTCGATGACACGGTTCTTGAAGTTACATGTCAGGATAAACCGACAGTTACTAGAGAACTCTTCGATGAACCCACGGAGAGCGGGTTGCGTAGATTGGGGATTGAGGTAGTCCGCCTCGTCAAGGATAACCACCTTGTAACCACCAGAGAGAGAAATGGACGAAGCGAACTGTTTGATCTTACCACGAAGGGTATCGATGTTGCCTTCTTCTGAACCGTTGACGATGATATAGTCAAGTCCCAGTTCATCACAGATAGCACGTGCAACTGTTGTCTTACCAGTACCAGCCGTACCGGAGAACAACATATTAGGAATCTCACCACCATCCACAATCTTCTGGAATGTTTCCTTCAGTTCTTTAGGAAGGATGGTTTCACTAACTTTACGGGGACGGTATTTTTCCACCCACAAGAATTCATCACGCATGTATGTTCCTCACATAATATAAAAGATACACATAATGTACCATAAGATATACAAAGTATACTATAAGATACACTCATTGTCAATAGAAAAAGGGGACTTTCGTCCCCCTAATCAGTTTGTGAAATTCTGAGAGACTAACTTGTAGACTTCAGACTTCTTCATACTAGACTTAACTCCAACGATTTCACAATCCTTTGCGACTTCAAGAAGTTCAGCCTTAGTCATTTCATTGAGCGGTTTAGCCGGTAGGTCATAAGAAGGAACTTCATGAACTTCCTCTTCCTTCGGTTCTGTCCTAATACCAGCGTCATCCATAGGAACAACATTCGGGTTCTTGGTAATTAAATAAACAAAAACCAAAAATCCTACTGCTGCTAAAAATGCAATTACAAACGTAGTTTCCATAATCTAGACTCCTTTGGGTCTTGCGGGTTTTTCACGATTACCATTAATGTAATCGATGTATTCATTATATAGTGCAATAAAATGATCGTTTTCCTGAATCACAGCTTGTAACTTATGAGAAGCTTCTGCGCCACGCCGGTATACGTTACCATCGTCACTGTACATATAGTACCAGTCATGCTTCTCTAAAAGATCATACAACTCTATGATAGTCAGTTTACGAGTCATTCCTCACACTCCAGAAAATGTGTCTTCCAAGTTGGACTTCCTTGTCCATCCTTCGGTTCCATCGTGGGTTAACGTAGTCAGCATGATAGAACAGAGAACCCTTGGTGATATCATTACCTTCACCAGTTGCACGATCTCTTGCTACATCCGACACGACTCTATAGATTGATGTATAGGCTTTCCAATTACGAGGAATGTCAGAACGTCCATCACAGTACCAACTAAATTGACACCTGTTCCTAATAGGTTGACCATCCCTGCCTTCTACGGCCTGAAAGACAACATCACACACAGAATCCGGAAAGAGATCACTCTCTACCCGATTCAGTACAACTTGGGTCACACCGATTTGACCAGCAACAGGTTCATCCCTTGCTTCAAAATAAGCATTCGTTGCGAGACATTCGATGTCCCTCTCAGAAAAATAGCCATCCCCGCCAATAGCTTCGGAATCAAGAGAGAGAGGTTGAGCCGAAGCAGAACCGTTGGCGGAGATGACCTCCTCCAGACTATCCAGTCTAGAAGAAACCGTATTAATCAAATATAATTCAAACCCAATAATGGATAAGAAAGCTGCAGCAGCTGCTGCGTATTGAAGTCTAGTCTTAGTAATCATGTTTTACCTTTCGTTACTAACCAGACGAGTAGATTAAACACTCAATTTATTACGCTGCACGTTTCTGTTCAAGTTCGTTATACGTGAGGATGCTGCCATCCTTCATCTCGTAGAAACACTTGTACGAACCTTCCTCACGGACGTTACCCTCAAGGATAACCCACGCTTCGGTCTTAACAGCAATATCGCCACGCATGTAACCATACTCATCATTGATGGTGTGGCGAGTGGCAACCCAACCCAGTTCCTTGTTGTACTCAAGGATAATGGGAGTCTCCCACTTCTCCCAAGGGGTTTCGTCATCGGCGACTATTTCCCAGTCAAGGATGTACTCCTGATAATAATCGTTGTTCTCTTCAACGATCTTGGTCAGGTTAGGGATACCCTTCTCAAGAATGCGATTGACGTTCGCAGATGAGAGGTTGGGTACGACATAGGCGTTACCGCCCTTGTACTTCCAATAGTACTCCCCAGTGAAGCCGTTATGAGCGGCATAGTTTTCACGGATTTGGGTTTGGATTACAAGTTTCATAAGTCACCTCTCTCATCAGATTACGTATACACTATAACCTATCAGGCAGGGAATGTCAAGCGTTTTTTTGTATTTTTTTCACTAATTCCTTAAAATCTTTCAGATGGAGACTGTTTGGCCCATCCGACAATGCATTGTCCGGATCAGGGTGAACCTCAAAGAAGAAGTTCTTCACCCCCAATGCAGCCCCAGCGGCCGCTAATGGGATGATAGCAGACCTGTCCGAAGTGTCTACTCGTGCTGGATTTTGAATACTGTGCGTTACATCAAAAACGACATCAGGATAATTATTTATCATATAATTAAGCCCCACGAAGTCAACGACCAGTCTGTTGTAACCAAAAGAAGTTCCACGTTCTGTCAACCAGACTTCCTTTGCGCCACTTGCCTTATCTAATACGTCTTGACAATCGTAGGGGGACATAAACTGACCCTTCTTGATATTGACGATCTTACCACTGAGAGATGCCGCCTTGATCAGATCAGTCTGTCTAGAGAGTAGGGCAGGAATCTGTAGGACATCAACACAACCGTCATGGTTCTTACTGATATCCATAACTTGTTGAACATCATGAACGTCCGTCAAAGTCTTAAGGTCACGGATGCAATCCTTCATCACCCAGAAGTGATTCATGGTCTCCCGAAGACCTACTCCACGAGGACTATCTTTCTTACTACGATTCGCCTTGTCATAGGAAGCCTTGAAGTAATAGTCAATACCATATTCATCACATACCGACTTACAGTAAGACGCAATCTCCATAGACATCTCTAGAGATTCGTGTTGACAAGGCCCTGCAATAATTCTCATACCAAATTGTTCCTCAGATGCCAAGAGTGTACGTCAGCCACTGTGTTAATTTCCACACCATCAAACTGAGTCTCATATACAGATATTGGAACTTCGTTTTCAATCCATCGAAGTTGTTCCAGACTTTCAATTTCTTCATACAAACTCGTTTCCCAATTTAGGTAATCCTTCAACGTTTCATTTCGATATCCGTAAACACCAAGGTGTCGAACACCATAGGTGATATCACGAGCGAACCAATGAGCGACATAATTATTATGTACCATCTTAACGTTGTGACGGTTGTTTTGTTCCTGTTCCGTCATCTTGGTATATAGAGTGGCCACAAGTGCATCTTCATTATGCAAACCGTGTACCAACATATCAATCATTGTTGTTGTGATGTCAGGCATATCTCCCTGAACATTAATAAAGTACTCGTATTGGTCTAGTTCACTAATAAAGGATGCAGAGGCACATCGTTCAGTTCCATTATTATAATAGACAGACGAATCAACAATTGTCTCAAAACCCTTTACCAGCTTTGCAACTTTGACATCATCTGTTAGAACATAGACTGGATACCCAGTCATTTCACATGCTTCCGCAACTCTCCTAATCATAGGAACTCCACCAAGTTTCACGGTAGGTTTATTAGGCAGACGCCTACTACCAAGACGAGCGGGAATTAGAATTGCAGTGTTCATAATATACTTTCATTGGTGCGGGTAGCCGGAGTCGAACCGGCACACCATAAAGGCGAGAGATTTTAAGTCTCTTGTGTCTACCGATTCCACCATACCCGCAGAGATGGAGCGGAGTGATGGAGTCTCACCACCCTACGGTACAGGGAATGTACCGCTGTCATAGACCCTCCGCATAATTGGCGTCCCCTGAGAGATTCGAACTCCCGACCCTGTGCTTAGAAGGCACATGCTCTATCCAGCTGAGCTAAGAGGACAATGATTCCAGAATGTTTTCCGGATTCGAAACTTCATAGGGATCAACAGGACAGTTATCACACATACCAGCTTCTACCCAATATTCTGTAATTACAAGGTTATCGATCATGCTTGCGTAACGCCAAGAACGATTGCCGAAACCGAGATTGGATTTGTCAACCAACATACCCATACCCTTTGCAAAGTCTCCGTTACCATCAGGCAGCATCTTAACATTCTTAATACCAAGTTGGCAAGCCCATTGGTACATAGAAAATGCATCGTTTACAGACGTACACCAAATTTCATCAATGCCCTTTGCAATGAAATCATCATAGAGACGTTCAAAGTTAGGTAGTTGTTCGTTAGTACATGTGGGCGTGAATGCGCCTGGCAGACCGAAGACGAGTACCTTCTTACCACCAAAGAGTTCTGCCGTAGTCTTCCGAACCCATCGGAAGGGATTGGCCCCTCCGATAGACTCATCACGTTCACGCATATGGAAGACTACATCTGGTGCGTAGTCAGCCCACTTCACTTCGACTCACCATTCTGTTCAGACTGGAACGCTTCTGCCAACTGGATGACCTGTACAGCCTGATCACGGAGTTGGCCAATAGTAGAGAGTTCTTCTCCCTTAAATCCACCACGCTGTACAACAGTGTCAATCACTGCAATGGTAGAACGTGCCACACGGTTACCAAGTTCATAAATCTGAGTGTGGTCTTGGGTTGCTGCTTTAGTCATTTTAGGCTCCATAAGTAGATGATTTTTCAAGTGCAATAAAATATTCAATTTCAGACTGTTTACTAGAGAAACGAGTAATCAACTTCTTCGAAATCGACACATCGAAATCCTCGTTAACAATCTTAAGATTGCTCACATTCAGAATAAGGTTAAAATCAACCCCAGCTGGATATGACCCATCAACATCAATCGAGAACGTATTGCAAGTACTATCCTTGGAATCCACAACCGAAATCTGAATTGCACCATTGCTAGGCGTAATTGAGATTTGTGTGTGTCCAAGAGTCTGTGCAGCACGCTTGATTCGATTCAATGTGTCATTATCTAGTGTGAACTTAACTTCACTCTCAGGCATTATAATATCTTTCGATGGTGCCGTCAAGAGATCAGGATCAGAAAAGAAATACTTGATACGTGAACGACCAGTAGAGTCACCCACTACCACATAGTCCTTTTCAAACTTAAGGTTCGGCTTATCAACCAAAGAGAGAACACCAAGGAACTCGTTAAGGTCATAGATTCCGAACCCTACCGGAAACGATTCCTCAATGGAAGTCTTCGAAAAAACATTCCGTGCAACAGAAACCGTATTCAGTACCTTCCCCTCATTGATAACAATGTTGGGATTAATTGTCGCATAATTTTTTAGTACCAGCATGGTACGATCAGAAAGTTGCATTATATACTCCGCTTATAGTTTAGTCAACCAAATTTGTAAACTTTTTCTGAGGTTACCCTCAACCACTGGTGTGGTCTTGTGATGTACGTCAGCCTCTAAGAGAACCGCCCTGTTATACGAGGGTGTGACTCTTTCGATGGAATCTTTATCATCAATATCCATAGTATACAAGAACTCACCACCTTTGTCAAGCCCCCATTTACGATTTAAATACACCGTCAATGCACCGTGTCGGTCAGGGGTAAGTTTTGGTGCATAATCACAATGCCAGTTAATCCTAGACTGTGGTGTCCATATGTGAAACATAGGGCCGTAGATCACACGAAACCCATATGGTTCAACCAAGGCATTGACCCGATTCGTTACCCAATCTGAAAACCTAGCATGGTTCTTTTCTATCGTATGGATCAGAACAAGATATGGGGTTTCAGTCTCTTTCCCATCAATGTAGTTCAGAGGACTACCCCAATCAAAGATATTACAATCAAACTTATGTCTTCCGGAAGCACCCTTCTCATACAAAACAGAATTCAGATAATGTGATATTTTTGACACGGTATCGTCATCAAAAAAATTATCGATCACATGTATCTTACCCATTATGCAGCTACCCGCATCTTACTAAAGTTCTTATCCTTAACAAACTCAATCTTACGTTGGAACTGTGCATCCTCCAGTTCAGACTTGTGAGAGATAACAAACACGTTGGTTTCTTCTCCCAGAGTATGAAGGATTTTCATCAGGTTGTCAACCCCATCATCATCCAAAGACGAATCAAATGTTTCATCAAGGATCAGTAGATTGGTGGCCACTGAGTTCTTCATCTTTGCTACCTGTCTCCACGTGAACAGGAGTGACAAGTCGATACGTTGTTTCTCCCCTTCAGAGAATGAGTCATACGAGAAAGCGTCACGATACCGTGAACGAATAGTCTCATTAAACCCCTCATCAAGATCGAAGTGAACAAAGAAGTCTAGAATCTGTAGGTATTGGTTGGTCAACTTATTGATCACAGGTAGGTACTGTTTAATGATCTTAGTCTTAATACCAGTATCCTTCAGAAGTTCTGCGCTTACCTGTTGATAAGAGTAGTCCTCATGTAGAGTATACTTGGCGTCTTGTTTTGATTCCAATTCAGAATTCAAAGATTGTAACTCAGAATTGGCCTTCTGTAGATCACCACTGTTCTCCGACAAGGAATCGATCTCTTCATGAATACGATCAATACGTTTATTCAAAGACGTAATCTGTTGATTGTTATTGTTGATCTCATTCTGCAATGCACGGACAGAATCCATCTCAACATGAAGATCGTATAGTTGTTGATCAAATTCTTTCATCTGAGAGTCAGACTTGGCCATAGCGTCATTCAGTTCTTTTGCACGAGCATTCGCATCATTCTTCTTAGAGAGCCTCAACTCTTCCGCAATGTGTTGATCACATGTAGGACAGTGTTCGTTGCTTTCAAAGAACTGCGCTTCTTTCACCACAGACTTAATCTGAGACTTAAACGTGGACTGGTAGGACAACAGTTTCTCACGTGAGGAAGTAACCTTCTCCAACTTCTTACTAATCTGTTCAGACTTGGTTATCGTATCCTGTAGATTGAGGTTATTAAATGCCGTGAGTTCCTTGATCTCATCCAAAAGAGTTTGAATCTCAGTCTCTTTTTCTTTGCGATGAGCTGAGTTAACAGCAGAGAGATCACGAAGGTACTTCTTCTGAGCATTTATTTTGGTCTTGACCATATCAATGTCATATCCATTCTCACGGATTTTCTCCTTGAGAATTGACATCTTTTCCTTCAGAATTGTGTTCATCTTGGAGAACATGTTGATGTCAAGCAAATCCTCAATAACTTCTCTTCGTGATGTCGCTGCAAGCTGCATGAAGGGAACAAATGAAGACGAACCCAGAACAACAATCTGGTGAAACGACTTATGGTTCAACTTCAAAATATTGGTCTCTAGAAGTTGTTGATATTCCTTGGCATGTGAATTCTGGTTCAACATATTATCATTAACCCAAATCTCAAAGATGTTGGGTTTGATACCACGGACGATCTTATACTTCAGAGAACCTACTGAGAAAAGAACCTCGACCAGTGTACCCTTTCCATTAATAGAGTTCACTAGTTGAGGTTTGGATATTTTCCGGTGGGGTTTACCGAACAATCCAAAACTAAGGGCGTCAAGCATGGTTGACTTACCCGCACCGTTCTGACCCACTACCAGAGTAGTAGGTGATGATTCAAAATCGATTTCTGTAAAATTATTGCCGGTAGAAAGAAAGTTCTTCCAGCGAAGTTTCTCAAACTTTATCATTCTGCAATTTCTCTGCGATGCCTTCTCTTACTTCAATACCACAATTATCGCACACTCGGCCTATTTTGTCAATATAAAATCCAGTGCCGTTATGGGGTTGGCCACAACGATTGCAGAAATCACCGATACCCAACTTCTCTTCTTTCTTCTTACCAAAGATAGCATCCCAGTTATCCGAAAACTTTTTCTTGTCTACCGGACGTGGTTTACTACCCTTGCCTCCGTGCCATTCCGACATCACAAAACCTCCATAGTTTGTGCTTCAGTCATAAGAATGGATATTTCTTTCTTAATCCTATTCTTATCTAAGTCTGTCACCACATTGTCAATGTATTGGTATACAAGTGTCTCGGTATCGTCAATGGATACGTTGACATCTCCAACATTCTCGCCAATAAATTCCTTAAAGTCTTCTACGATTTTCAGTTCATGAATCTTCTGGCTTTGAACACGATCAACAAAACGTTCAAACTCGTAAGGGTCACCCTTATCGACCACAATCAACTTGACAAACTTATTGTCAAGATAACGAAGGTCTTTGAACTTATTCATCTTACTATGGTCATAGTAAACCCTCTCAAAAATTGTTAAGGGGTTATGTACCGCAGTCAGTTCCCTTGTTTCAGTATCAAGAACATGGAAATACTTGGCGTCCCCACAATCGTTCCAGAAGAATTCCATCTGAGACCCAAGGTAGTAAACGTTACCCTGAGTAGACTTGGCATGGAAGTGTCCTGTCAGAACCATTTCGAACTTATCGAAATGCGAACGGGACATACCATCATGACAGGGCATACCACGTTGCATATCAAAACCCTGCAACTCTAGGTGTGCGCCAACCACAGGAGCCTTACACGTCTCAAGAAATTTAAGTGTCGCATTCTCGTTCTCAGGGTTAATCCAAGGGATTAATGCGACATCTAAAGTGTCGTATTTCATCACCGTGGGTTCCATGATCACGTTCACCTCATTCATGTAGTGACCAAGAAGTTCCTTGAGTGAGTTTAGATTGTTGGTATTTTTGTAGTAGGTATCATGGTTGCCCGGAATGATATCCATCGTGATACCATGTTTACGCAACTGTTCTAGGAAAATTTTACGGTTGTGATTCAAGGCCTTGAAGTTGACTGTCTTACGGTTATCGTAATAGTCACCAAGGTGTAGAATCTGTTTGATGTCATTTTCTAACAAATATGGAAAGAACACCTCTGAGTAGAAGCGTTCTTGATAATCCATAAAAATGTCAGAAGAGTTACGAATACCCGCATGGGTATCGTTCAGGATTGCAATCTTCATAATATATCCCTATTTGACTATAATACTTTACATTATATCAATAATATCACTATATGTCAATTATTTTATACAAGAAAATCTGATAGGTCAGAATCGACCTTGACAGTCCTCTTCTTGCGTTTCTTCTCTTCCTCAACATAGGTCTTGAACTCAGCATCTGCTTCCTTCACCACATCGATACGATGTCGCAATACATCGACAAACGGAATGACGTTTGAGAAGTCAGCGTCTGCCTCTTCGGGGAGTTCAAGGAAATGTTCGATACCAGCTTCAGAGATATACTTCAGTTTGATATCTTGTTGCTTCTTCTCACGTTGAATCCTACGTAGGAAGGCATACCAAGAGATTTGAGTGAAGTACGCAAATGCATTAGGGTTACCTGTACGAGTTGCAGTCTCGACATTATAGTTCTCAATCGCCTTGAGACAGTTCTCCACAGCATCCATCACCATCTCTTCCCGATAGGTGTATCGAACAAAGTTAGACTTATGGGAAAGACCCTCAGCAATCTTGAGAAAACATTCTGCGATATAATTGGGTACAATAGGCAACGGGGCCTTTGCAGAACGGGCCTGCTCAACTGTATTACAATATTCCACCACAGCCTGTGAGAATTGTTTGTTGTTCACATAATGTGGTTTTTCTTTTGCCTTCATCAGGTGCTCCTTTTACACATTAGACATATTATATAACATTAGGTTGCACATTGTCAAGCCCATATTCAACGTCCGCAACTCGTTTGCGTAGTTCAGAGGAAGAGAATCGGTGTGATCTTTCATTGAAGTAAAGATCGATATCTCTCCTCTTGCATATGTCCTTTCCAGTGAAATCCTTCTCCCTGTACTCTTCCCCAAGGATACGAATGTCTATATGGTACATAGACAGAATGTCCTCTAGGTCTCGTTCTGTGGAGTAAGGGATAATCTCATCAACATAACCAACAGCCTTAAGCTGTGTGTACCTTTCAACGATGGTTTGAATGGGTTGATTCTTTTCGGGTCTATCTAGTGTGGGATCAACTTGCAATCCACAGATAAGATAGTCACACTGTTCTTTTGCGTTTCGCAACATCTGAACGTGTCCGGAATGCAACAAGTCAAATGCGGAACAGGTAAATCCAACTTTCATCTTGACAAATCCTCAAATCTATGATATAATCTATAAACTGCCTCAGGGGAGAATATACCCTAGTGATGGGTAGGTTTAAACGGAACCACGTTGGAGGTATCCGAATCCCCTTTGAATGTATGCTCGGTTTCATTATAAGAATTCTCTTCTTTCAACTCATACATTTCTTTAAGAGCCTTCTTATATTCAATAATCAAATCACTAGGCGGTTCCGCATACCCAATAATAGCACCATCTCTAATGATGGTGAACGCATTCGGATTGTCCTGAAAAACCATAAAGGATTTAAAGGTATAGTACTTATATCCATTTTGAATTTTTGAAACAATTTTTAATGCATGACGAATAGCAATCTCGTCTGATTCGCCATCATCATCAACTACGTCACACAACAGTTCTTCACCAGAAACTAATTTTAGATGTCTTATCATTATATCCTATACCATTTTAACGGGGTAGACCTTGTATCTAAACCCTTCTTTAGTATATATCTTAATTCTTTCTCCGCTATGATTGAGTGTGAAGTTACGATGACCCTTCATGCTTAAATCATCAGCGATGTCAAATAGATTTGTTGTAGAGCCATCGTCCGATAATCGTAAACCTCGGCCAATAGATTGTAAAACCTTAACCTGAGACTTGCTGGGTGTTGCAAAGATTATGTTGTGTAGGTTTTTGATATTAATTCCAGTGCTAAAAGTACCAAGAGAAGCAACAATGATAGCGTTGTGTTGTTTCTCAACAATCCCACGAATTTGTTCACGATCACTCGCATCCACTTCTCCAGACACATAGAAGACTTTCCTACCTTCTTCTACTGCATCATTAATTAAGTCGAATAAAACCTTACCATGTTTCTCCACGAACTGAAACAGTACTAGTGTATTACCTTTCTGATCAACTGTCAAATTAGTAATGAACTTATTTCTACGTTCATTCTTAACAATATAGTCAATTTCTTCCTGATATGTTTTACCTTTCATTGAGTAACACACATCATTATGATACTTCAAAAGAAGAATCTTAATATCTAGGTCTGCAAGTTGTTTATCTTTTTGCAGTTTCACGGTGCTGGTCACCGTAAACACAGGCCCGAATAAACCTTCCAATACCAGTTTGTTTGTCTCCGTACCGTCAAGAGTACCCGTAGTACCAAACCGATATTCTGCATTGCGACATTTGTCCATCAGTGTGGACAGAGACTTTGCCTTGAATAGATGGACTTCATCTCCGAATATGCAAGGGAACTGTTCGAACCACTCAGAACCTAACTTGTAGATTGACTGCCACGTTGAGATAATGACACGTTTGTCTGTGTTCTTATCCTTACCTGAGTAAACCTTGTGACACAGATCATAGTCATAACCATAATCAGCAAAGTCCTTGTGCATCTGTTCCACCAGTGATGTTGTTGGTACAACAATAAGAACCTTGCCTTCATGATTGTCAAGGAACCACCGCATGATATTATAGATGATAAATGACTTACCCGAACCCGTAGGTGACAGGAGGATTGCCCTCTTGTTTTCGATACCGTGTGTGATGGCATCGTACTGATAATCACGGGGTTGAAAGGGGGTGTTGAGAGAACCTAGAAATTTAACCAACCCTTGATGGTCAATCTTATTCTTGGCGTTAGGAACGCCGTACTTCTTACTCTCTACGATTTGAAGAGGGTACATGCGGTCTGCACAGAATTTGCGGAGTTGGCTGTACAGACCGACATGTATCTCTCGTTTTACTTGATTGTATAGACGCACCTTGCCGTCCCAAACCTTCCGTTTGAAGGCGGGCATGAAACGGTAGCCAGGGACAAAGAAAGAGAAATAGTCTCGTAGTTCCTGTTGTTGTGCGGGGTTAGATTCAACCGCCATTCTCGAATGATCTAACATTCGAATACGAATGGTATTCTCCATGACTTATCGGCCTTGACCCCTATACTTCTTATAACCGGCCTTCTTGGACTTATTCATAGAACTAGTTTTAATCTTACCATTGCCAATAGACGTACCCTTACAATGCACGTCATTAATAACTTTCTTAGTAATACCACTGCCGGTTTTTTTAGCCACCATTAACCTCCTGCATCGAATTTTCTCCACTCAATAATATTCTTGATAGTTTGGTGTCTCCACTTGAGACTATCCACTATCTCGACAAGAGTATCTATAACGGTCTTAAGGTATGCGATTTTTTCTTCGGAACGTTGAATTTCCGGATCGGACTCGTAATAATAATCCATCTCACCTTTGAGAACCTTAAGTCCATCAAAGGGATCGGGATTCCAGTTCTTTGACTTGATGTTCTCTTCGTCCATCTTGCCATTATAATAAAGCCACTTGTCCTTCAACAGAGTCTTCTGTGAGTTCTCTGCCCGCTTTAGATTGAGTTTGGTGAGGGACAAGTACTGAAGGTACTTGGCATGTAAACTAGGTGTGTTACGAGAAGTCTCATCTAGTTGGTGTTGGGGAATTCTACAATCATCTTCCCACTCTTTCAAAATACTCTCAAGGTCTAACATCATATCTCCATAATCTATTCAGTTTGTATATAGTCTAATACTTCTTCCCAATATTCGGTGTCTATTCCAGCTAACTCTCTTTCGGACATAACATAAGAGATTGTTATTCTAGGACAGTTGGTCTTAGCACAATGAAAGAATTCATCTTCACCTTGTTCCCCAAAATATCCAGCCTTCAAAGACCATCCAATCTTATCAGGCATAACAACAATTTCTTTTGTCTTTGGGTCTACGTATTTAAAATACCCATCCCCAGTTTCAGACCACGTAAAGATTAAGTTGTGTCCTGCTGCATTCCAATTACTATGCCAATCGATGTAACCACCGGCCGGATAATATTGTGCCAGTGCATTTATCTTTACACCAAGTTCCTGCATGAGTCTAGTGTTGAGATCATACCAAACATCACTATACTCTTGCCATTCGTCTGGAGGCCCTTTATACTTAGATGGTTTGATAGGATATGATTTTGCATAACTGGCTCCGCCTTCATGACCAACACTCATAATCTCTTTTAAATACTCATCAGAGATATAGTATTCCGTTGTGTTCTCACATATTAACCGTGTTAACTCTGGTATTCTATATCTCTCTGTGTAAGTATAACGAATTTCTTCAAGAATGTCAAGTACATTCTTATTCATAATATTGTAGTTTTTCATACTCTAATGATTTCAAAGTCCCTGAACTTAAAGTTGGCTGCAAAGGTGATGAAGGTTACGTCTTGTTGGTTTGCAGTCATTTCAACCTGTCCAAGATTGGTAATGATGCAGTCATTGTATTTAATGCGTAGATTTGCATTGTTGTGACTAGTCAGAATAGTGACTGTGATGTCCGCATAACTCTCTTGCAGAGAAGGCGACTGTACACGTTGGCGAGGCCTAACTTCCGGTTCGTTTACCAAAGACTCCATCCAGTCCTGCAATTCAGTGTACGATTGCATGTCTTCGTCTAGGATGATCATGACAGTAAGATCAGAGTAGGTGATCTTTGAGGGGGAGAACGGGATACTAGACACACGAGGTGCAGCAATCTCCACCGCATTGGCACTAGCGCCAGGGTGTGAGATAGACTGTGCAAAGAACTGCACGTTACCAAACCTAGTATGATCGATAGAAATTCTAAACCCTGTGGGTTGTAGAAAGTTCTTGTTTTGAGTCAAAGTTGTTCTTGCCATTAGGTTACTCCTGTGTACCTTTCTATTTATACGCTTGACAACTCCTGTTTCAATGCTATATAATAGGTGTTATTGAGTGAGGATATTATTAATGCAACTTTCTTATAAAGACGCCATGTATGCGGCAGATGTGTTTACAGAGTTCTTTGCGAACTTTGAACGCATCGATGACTACATGCGTAAAATCAAACTAGAACGTATGGAGACATTTCCATACTCTCTGCCCGGCATGGGGCCTGAGACTGATCTATTCGACAAGTTCGAC